TTATATGGATTTTTAGTGATTATACTCACTTATTTCCGTATGGATGATTCTATCATCCAGATATGAGGATGCTGTTCAGCTTGTCCACGAACTGCTGCACGGCAGATACGATCTTACGGATGGTCGGCATCAGGATATCACCAAAAGAAATGGCCAGCTCTTCCAACTGAGATTTCAGAATGGTGAGCTGATCATTTAAATTGTCCTGCATGGTCTCTGCCATGCTCTCGGATGCACCATCGCAGTTTTCAATAGCACCACGCAGTTTGTTGATATCCGTCTCGCTGGAATTCATCAGGGCAAGGAAGCCGGACATCGCATTCTTGCCGACCAGTGCCTCTGCGTTGGCGGCCTTCTCAGATTCCGACAGCCCGGAGAATGCCACACGGCAGTCCGCAAGGATGTCGTTCAGGCTTCTCATGCTGCCATCTGCGTTGCTGGTGGCAATCGTGACCTCACCGATGTTTTTGCCAACAAAGGTCACTTCACCGGAAAGGTTGTTCATGATGGTACGAAGGGAAGTACCAGCCTGTGAAGCCTTGATACCACTGTTTGCCATCAGACCGATGGCTTCTGCGGTATCCTCTGCCGAGAACCCAAGCGCACCGGCGATAGGCGCACAGTACTTGAACGTCTCGTCCATCATGCTGACATTGGTGTTCGCATTGGAAGAAGCAGCTGCAAGGATATCTGCAAAATGCCCGGAATCTGCCGCAGACAAACCAAAAGCTGTGAGGGCATCCGTGACAATATCCGAGGTCGTGGCGAGGTCTTCACCGGACGCCGCCGCGAGGTTCATGATACCCTCGATGCCGTTCAGCATATCCCCCGTTTTCCATCCGGCCATGGCCATGTATTCCATCGCCGAAGCTGCCTCGGATGCAGAGAACTTGGTCTTCGCACCCATTTCACGGGCTTTCGCACGGAGCTGGTCGAAATCATCCCCTGTCGCACCGGAAATGGCAGAGACCTTACTCATTTCAGAATCGAAATCAGCTGCGGTCTTCACTGCGGCAGTGCCAAGACCCGTTACCGCTGCGGTCACAGGCAGGAACCTCTTGCCGACATTCTCCACAGAAGATCCGATGTTCTGGAGCTTTTCTCCGGCTTCATCGATCCTGGCAAGAGTCGCATTCGTGGTCGCCGCCTGGTCCTGTAAGGATCGCAGATTCTGTTCGGTCTCCACGATCTCACGCTGGAGGGCATCGTACTGCTGCTGGGTGATCTCACCGTTGGCAAGCTGCTCATTGGCCTGCTGTGCGGCAGTCTTCAGAGTTGCCAGTTTTTCCTTGGTAGCTTCAATGGCATCCTTCAGCATCTTCTGCTTCTGGACGACCAGTTCTGTATTGGAGGGGTCCAGTTTCAGGAGTTTGTTGACATCCTTCAGTCCGGACTGCGTCCCCTTGATTGACTTGTTTACACTTTCCAGTGCGTTGGAGAGCTTCGTGGTATCGCCGCCGATCTCAACGGTGATGCCCTGGATTCTGGATGCCATGCGGATGACCACCTCCTCGTTTTGGGCATAAGAAAAGCCCATCTGCACAGGGCAGACAGGCTATACTTTGAATTATTGAAAAAGCGTGCATATAAATCCATTTCTTACATACAATATATTTATCAGTTAATTTGCTGATAGTTGCATTGACATTTTTGCCTGTCAATGCTATACTGTTTATAAAGAAAGGAGTTGACGGTTATGGCTTCTGTTATGAGTGCAATCACAAATACTGTCCCTATCACACAATTCAATCGTGGTCTTGCCGGAAAGATTTTTGAAGATGTTAAGCAGTGCGGTGCAAAAGTTGTCATGAAAAACAACACAGCAGAATGCGTTCTCATTTCTCCTGACGAATATGTCCGTCTGATGGATGAATTGAATGATGCCCGTCTGATGGCGATTGCATCTGAACGCATGGCACATTTTGACCCCTCCACTTTAATTTCTGAGGAAGAAATGAACCGCCGTCTTGGTGTTACAGAAGACGATCTCACCGGTTTTGACGAGGTTGAAATCGAATGAGTTGGAAACTGGAATATCTCCCAGAAGCAGAAAAAGACTTAAAGGACTTAGATGGTAGTCAGCGCATACTTGTTCTGAAAGCCATCAAAAAAGTCCAGCAGAATCCTTTGCCTGTTGATGAACAAGGCTACGGCAAGCCTCTCGGTAACCACAACAGCACAAGTCTTGCAGGTCTATTGAAAATCAAGCTTCGCTCTGCCGGTCTGCGAGTTGTCTATCAACTACGCCGCACAGAATCATCTATGATGGTTATTGTCATTGGTGTTCGCGCAGACGAGGAAGTATATGAACTTGCTCAGAAAAGAGCAACCAAGCATGGTCTATTTTGATTGACTACTGCTTCACAATTCGCTATAATTAACAACGATCAGGTTTCAGATACCTTGCGAGGGCTGAGACCGGGAAGATGACCTTTTGGCCACCTTCTTTACCCACTCAGCTGTGCACGGCTGGGTGGGATTTTTTATTATCCATTACCAGACGAACGTGCTTATTTCATTTGCGATATAAGCACGTTCGTCTGTTTTTCCCTTAGAACCGGTCAAAGTCCTCCTGCGATGCCAGCTCTTTGTACGGATAGTCGTCATTCTGCCGCTCCGTGAACATATCATTGACCAACCCGATGGTCAGCAGGTCGAGGTCGGCGATGCTGATACCGAGCTGCACACATCGCAGCAGAAAGAGCGGGGTGGTCATTTCCCGCTCACTTTTTCGAGGTTTTTTCTGGATTCCACCTCCGTCTGCACATTCAGACCCCACAGTTCGATCAGCTGGGGCAGGATCTGGTAGATGGAGAAGGTGTTGAACTGATCCAGAAATTCCTCCGGGCTGTCCGGCACCTTTGCCGGATCTGCATGGCGGGCCATCAACCACGCCAGATCCTCGAACATTTCCAGACTGAACAGATCAAGGTTGGAGCTGTCCTCCTCATTCTCGCCCACACTCTTTTCCAACTGGCGCAGGTCCTTGTAGATGTCTCGGCCAAACTTAATGCGGTACAGGCGAGGCACAGCGGCACTTGCCTTAAAGGTGACTTCCTTGCCATCGATCTCGATTTTCTTAGTAACTGCCATAGTCTTAATCCTCCAAAAATTTCATGTAAAATTGGCAGAGCCAAAGCCCTGCCACCGTGTGCGTATTCTTCTTACTCTGCCGGATCAATGCTGACCAGCGCACCGCTGCCGCTGACCGTAGGCAGCTTGCCATCCCACTTCTGGATCTTCTGGTACTCGATCAGCGTATCGGACAGGCTTTCTGCCAGTTTGCGGTTTGCCTCTGCCTGTGCGTCTGCGGCAATGGAAGTCTTCTGGGCTTCCGCCTCTGCATTGGTGATCGCCACCTGCTTATCAGCTTCTGCCTTGGCAATGGCGGCTTCATTCTCGATCTTCTGCTTATCTGCGTTCTGCTGGGCAATGGACTTCTGCTGGATAGCGGCATTATAGGCTTCCTCGAAGTCCATGTCGTTGATGACGACCTTGTTTACGAACACAACATCCTCACCGTATTTCTGCACGAGGGATTCTGCAGCTTCTGCTGTGCCAGCGGTTCGATCTTGGTGCGGTTGGTCACCTCATTGGGACCAAGCTCTGCCATCGCAGACTTGATTGCTGATGCCACCAGCTCGTCACCCACCAGATTCTTGATATCGGACACATTCGCATACAGCCATGCGGACTTCTCAGGAAGCACCTGATAAGTCACGATCACGTCTGCCGCATAAACGGGAGTCTTGTCGGATGCCTCACCCCAGACCTGTGCCTCGATGTGCTTGTCCTGCTGCTTGTTGTTAACCTTGTGGATGCTCTGCACAAAAGGAATGCAGAAGTTGAGCTTGCCACTCTGGATGCTGTTCTCCTGAATCTGGCCGAAGCTGGTCTTCACGCCGGTATAACCGGTGGAGATAATGCTGAACGAACAGACAGCCAGCACCAGAACGATGATCACTGCGAACAAAGGAAAAATCTTCTTCATAATTGTATACCTCTTTATAATAATGTAAGCAGAGCCGAAGCCCTGCTGTGTGTATAGGTCACTTAGCCCTGCGGCTCCTCGGTGTGACCAGTGTCTTCGGTGTCCACAGCTTCCGCCTGCGGCTCATAGACCGCATCGTACCACTTGTTATAGACATCATCGGTGGTGTTGGTACCGGTCTTTGCCTTGACATAACCGTTTGCCAGAGGGATTGCCTGCAGATTCAGGGTGTCTGTCTTGACTTCTTTGCTGTCCTCATTGGTCTCACCCTCGATGGACGGACGGCTTGCCACACAGTTATACAGCACATGACGGATGTGGCGCTGGTCGCCATCGAACTCGAATAGGAAGGCGAAATGCTCTAGTTCCACATTGGCGTTCTCAGCAAGCACGCCATTGCCATCCAGTTCCTCGTGCATGATGTCCGTGAGGAAGCTCTCCGGGATCAGCGCGATTTCCAGATCACCCTCTTAGCCGGAGTTGTTATTCACGACATAGTAGGCAATGTTGTCCGCATAGAACGGCTCGATCTCGCCATTGGCATCCATCGACAGGCTGACTGCACCGGGGATGCGGACTGGCTTTGCATAGGTGACACTGCCATCTTCGTCAAAGGTTGCCTTGGCATAATGGCAGTTTTTCAGGCCAAATTTGACCTTATTGCTTTTCTTGTTTGCCATAGAATCCTCCCATAAAAATAGCCTGCTGGCTGACTCAGACCGTCAGCTCATACAGGACTTCATACATCTTTTCGGTTTCGATCCAGACCTCGCTTTTCTCATGGTAGAGTTCGTGTGCGGTCAGGACTTCTTCAATATTTGCTTCCATATCCGGGTCTTTGTAGTCGGTGTACACCTCGATGTCCAGCCGGTTGAAATGGTGGTACACAAGGTTGTCAGCACCGAAATTCTCGGCTTTCGGATACAGAAAGCAGATAAACGGCGGGTCCGGGCTTTCCCCTTCTGCGAAATGGTCATACGCATAGGGACATCCCATTTCCTCCACCAGAGCTTTTACTTCTTCGTGGGTCATTGGTTTCTCCTATTTCAATGCCTTTTCGATCAGGGACTGGAGCTGCTCAATGCCGGCCTGTTCAGCCGGGGCGATATGCGGTCTTCCTGCCACACGCCCGCCGCCATGTTTGGCATGACCTTTTTCCAGCAGATGTGCCAGCTGGTAGCGGTTTCTGGAATGCACCACCATCTGAAGGCTCTGGCTGGATTCGGACTGCTTGGTCGCCACCCAGCTTCCATTGTACGCGCCCGTTCTGGACGGTGCATTGGCCGAGATCTGGTCTTTGACCGTTTTGGCAGATTTGCGGACTGCCTTCTTAACCTCGGTGGAGGCAAGGGTCGCATACTCTTTCAAGCCCTCATTGATGGCATCTGCCATTTCATCGATGCTGACGGTTCTGCTCGTCCGGCTGCCTCCTTTCCAGTCTGCAATGAATCTTCAGGATCTTCTTCTGATAGTTCATCGGGTCAACGGATTCGATATTGTAGAGCTGCTCCCGAAAACGGATGCGGTAGCCAGTGGAAGTCAGGCCTCTCGTCTCACTGCACCAGCGGACCGTGAACACCACACTCTTCTGCTCGGCTATGACCTCACCCTCTTCTTCCTGCACCTGATAGGTCGAAGCGTAGGCAAAGCAGGTGAAATATTCCTCCCATGTGTTCCGATGGTTTCCGACCTTATCGGTCACAACCGTACTTTTCTCGATCGTGATCCGCTCATTCAGCTTGTCGATCATCAGAACACCCCCTCCCTCACAGCAAACAGAATGGAACGAAGCGTCAGCATCAGCTGCTTATGGTCAGCTTCGTCCCGGTGCTCATAGAGATACCCCAGTACATACAGAATCGCCACACGACAGGTGCTGCGCAGGGCTTCCAGTTTCCTTGTGGGCTGTACTCCGTTCTCGGCATCCTGGTCAGCGGCATTGACTGCCTCCCACTGGTCTTCCGATAAACGGCTCACATCCTTGCACATCTGCTCCGCAGAAGATAAAAGGATGCCGATTAAGGCATCCTCATCGCTGCTGTCTACCCGGAGATAGGTCTTCGCTTCGTATAGCGGGATCAGTGCCATAACCGGCTCCTCCTTTCCTGGCTTTCTTAGCCCTGCGGTGCCATCTGCAGAAGCTGTACGGCTTCCGGCAGGATCAGCTTGCCATCCACACGCTGGGTGGTCAGGAAACCGACCTGATCAGTACGGGCATACAGCTCGTTCAGTCGGCGGAAGGTACGGTTCTGGCGGTCAGCCACCCAGTAGTAGCTGTAATCACCAAAAGCCATGACTTTGCTGCCTCCCTTGATCTCCGGCATGAAAGCAGAAGTCTTCAGCGGGCGGTTCAGTAGGGTATCCGGCTTGCCGATCTCCAGACCCGGCTTCCAGATATAGTTGCCGTTGTTGTCCTTGATGGTCATCAGCTGCAGCACTAGGGCTTCGTTGCAGAGGAACTGTGCCTTCTTGCGGTACGGGGCCTTCAGTGCATAGTAGAGCTTGAAAATCTCATCGAAGGTAACGGCATCCTTCTGGGCAGCGGTCACGCCGACCTTGGCACCGCCGGTCTCAGCCAGCAGACCCAGAGGCTTGCCCACACCGTCACCGGTGATAAAGGCACGCTCCTCTGCGTTGCCCATACGCACACCGAAACGGCGGGCAATATAGGTGGCAAGATCGAAAGCAGAATCATTGAGCAGCTCATTGGAGATCTTGATCATAGTGCCCAGCTTGTACGCAGACAGCATGGTCTGGCCGAAAGTGGTATCGCTCTCCGGGATCTCCTCGCCCTCATCGATCCAGCTGGCTTCACCGGTATCCTCTGCGATAGGGATCTTACGGGTGCCGGAGCTGGTGCGGATGACGGTTGCCATGCCACGGAAGATGTTGTTCTCCTCCAGTGCCTCCACCAGCTTCTTCTCGAACTCATCGGGAACGGTAAAGCCGCCCTCGGTGTCCTCACCCACAGACAGGGCATGGCGGACCTCGCCGTAATGGCCACGGTTGCGGATCATATTCCAGAAGTTCTCGGCATACTCGGCAGTGGCGGTCGGCTTGACATCCTTCTTGGCACCGTTCTTCGGGTCAGCGTGGACAGGACTGGAAGTCGGTGCGGACAGCTGTACCTCGATCTGTGCCTGCTGCTCCAGGCGCTCGATCTCTGCACCCAGGTCCTTGACCTCCTGTGCCATCTTGTTGTACTGCTCCACGGCCTCAGCCTTTACCAGACCGTTCTCGCCGCGGTTCTTCTCCAGAAAGTCCTTGGTCTGCTCCCAGAGGGTGTTGCGCTTGGTGCGCAGTTCCAGAATCTTACTCATAGTGTTTGTCCTCCATAGATTGATTTGTGATGATATGAAAAACAGCCTGAATGCACATCACTTCATGCATTCAAGCTGCTTCATCAGGATATTGTAAGGGATGCTGCCATCCTCGGTCTTGCCGTCCATGTCAAGAACAGGCCCCGGATTGGCAGGCGGTTCTACCGGAGGGGTCGGCTCTGCGGACGGTTTCGGGTCAGCCGACGGTTCCTTCGGCTCAGTGTGTTTCTGGCCCACATCTTCCGGCTTCACACCCAGACGGTTCAGGACGATTAAATCCATCTGACGGCTGGAGAAAAGGTGCCCTGCCGTATCCTTCTGGAACGGCTTCTTTTCTTCGCCCTCGCCCGGTTCACTGTCAGGGTCTTCTTCCGGTTTCCCGGGTCTGCCGGGTCACTGTCCGGCTCCTCCTCTTTCTTTGCAAAGAGGATCTCGTCTGCAAAGCCCAGCTCCACCGCCTTCTTCGCATTCATCCAGGTCTCATTGCTCATGAGATTGGCGATGCGGGCGTGGCTGAGTCCGCTCTTTGCAGCATAGGCATTGATGATGCTCTCCTTGACCTCGGTCAGCACCTCGATGGCCTTTTCCATGTCCTTGGTGTTGCCCATCGCAACGGTGCTGGGGTCATGGATCATCAGCATGGCAACAGGACTCATCTGGACAGTATCACCAGCCATTGCCACAACGGATGCAGCAGATGCCGCAATCGCATCGATCTTGACCGTGATGCTGCCCTTGTAGTCCTTAAGCATGGTATAGATCTCGGCAGCGGCGAACACATTTCCGCCCGGAGAGTTGATCCAGACGGTCACATCCCCTTCGCCGGATTCCAGCTCATCCCGGAACATCTGCGGCGTTATTTCATCGCCCCAGAATGATTCCTCATCGATGGGGCCTTCCAGCCGGAGGATTCTGGTATCGTCACTGTTTTTGATCCAGTTCCAGAATTTATTCATCGGGTTCTCCTTCCATTTTTCCGTGGCTTACTCTCACTCAGCCGATTATCGCTGTCAGGTTCTTCTTCCGGGTCGGGCTGTGTTTCTTTCGGCTGATTCTGCTGGACTGCGGCAGCTTTATTCTGCTGTGCCACTCCTGCATCTTTCAGCTTCACATAGCCGCCGTTCAGATAATAATCGTCACCGCCCTCCTCTGCCGGGATGAGATCAATGTTCTCCAGACGATGCACATCATTCGGAGAGAGGAAGCCGTTACTGATGCCGGTCGCATAACCGTTCATCCGGCTCTGGTAGTCACCACGGAGCAGACCGTCCACATTGAATTTCGGGAAGTAGGTGTCCTGCTCCTCTTCCAGCAGCAGATCCTTGATGATGCCCTGCTCGATGCGGACAAGCCACGGGGTCAGGGAGTGCATCACGAAGTTCAGCGACTGGTATTCAATGTTGAAGAAGGTCGCCCTGGACAAATCAGCTACCAGATGCGGAGGCACACGGAAGATACGGCAGATCTCCGTCACGGAAAACTGCTTCGTTTCCAAAAACTGGCTGTCCTCCGGTGGCAGGGAGATTGGTTTGTAGGCCATGCCCTCTTCCAGCACGGCCACACGATGGGCATTGGAAGCACCACCGTAAGCCGCTTCCCAGCTATCCCGGATACGGTTCGGGTCTTTTACAACGCCGGGATGCTCCAGCACACCGCTGGGCTGTGCGCCGTTCTTGAAGAAAGAGGAACCATATTTATCCACGGCAATGGAAGTGCCGAGGCTGTTCTTCATCATGGCGATCGGTGAGAAACCGATCAGACCATTAAACCCAATCCCCGGCACATGGAAGATCTCGTCCCGGCGGAAGTAGAGGTCTTTATTCTGCTCTCCCGGAACTTCATCCGTGTAGGCGTGGTAGATATAGTAGAGCTCACCGCTCTCATCCCGGTCCACTTCGACATTTTCCGGCAAAAGCGGATACAGACCCAGCACCGTGTTCTTACCATCCCGGACGATCTGTGCGTAAGCGTTGCCCCAGAGGAGCAGATGGGTCATCAGAGTTTCCCAGAAGACAAAGGATGTCATCTCCGGGTTGGGCTGGCGATACAGAATCTTATACAGCGGATGATCCCGTGCCTTTTCCTTATTGCCATTATCGTCTGTTACCCGGTAGAGATGCAGTGGCAGTGCCGCAATGGACTCTGCCAGCAGACGAACACAGGCATACACGGTCGGGATCTGCATGGCGGCTTTCTCATCCACCTGCTCCCCGGCATTGGAACGGCCAAACACAAAGGTCTGCCCGGAATCGCGGACATTATCCGTGACCTGCGGCAGACCTTCTTTTGGCTGTTCTGTTTTGGGAGAATCCCTTGGGTTCTCAAACCCCATCCATTCCCAGAATCCCATTAAGCCTTATCCTCCTTCTCCAGTTCCGGCAGACCGGCAAGGCTGGTACCGAGGGACGCAACACCTGCCACGATCACTGCACTGCCGACTGCCATCCAGTCCACCGTGCCGCCGGGCATCTGTGTCACGACCAGGGCCGCGCCGGTCTGGAACATCGTCTTTGCAGCACGGATGCCGGCTGCCTTCCACCATTCTGCATTCATCAGATACTTCATTGTGTTTTCCTCCATCTTTTTCATATCAAAAAACGAGCATGTCACGTTCGTCGTAGACGCTTCCCTGCTGCTGTCCTTCGTTTCGGATGCAGCGGTCCAGTGCCATGATCGCAGCGACGATACCATCGATTTTCTCCGGCGATTTTGCCTTTGTCGGCTTGATATTGCCTGCCGGGTCGGTATCCACGACCACATTCCCCGCCATCCATGCCATGACCGGATTGCCGCCGTGGGTAATACGCCCTTCCATCAGGAGCTTGTAGAACTCCTTGGTGGGCGGGCTCATATCTTTTAAACCCTGTCCGAAAGGTACGACTGTGAATCCCATCCCCTCAAGATTCTGGGTCATCTGCACGGCTCCCCATCGGTCAAAGGCAATCTCCAAGATGTGATAGGTCTTACCCAGCTCCTTGATGACTTTCTCGATAAATCCGTAGTGAATGACATTGCCTTCTGTCGCCATCAGATACCCCTGCTGATACCAGACATCATACGGAACGGATGCCCTGCGCACACGCTGGGAGATCGTGTCCTCCGGTATCCAGAAGAAAGGAAGCATGATGTACTTTTCTTCTGGGATTCTCGGTGGGAACATCAGCACAAAAGCCGTGATGTCTCCGGTGCTGGACAAGTCCAGACCTCCATAACAGTCACGACCTTTCAGGGCTTCCATATCAATGGGCTGGTTGCCCAGATTGTAGATGTGTTCCGGGATAAACCGGGTCAGCGATGCAACCCACATATTCAGACGAAGCTGCTTGAACACATTCTCCTCTGCCGAGTTGTCCAGTGCTTCCTGGTACGCATCCCGGACACGCTGTATCTGGATGGTCTGGCCCAATGAGGGGTTTGCCTTATACCAGTTGGCTTCATCGTGCCAGTCATCCTCATCGGTCAAACCGTAGACCACGGGGTAGAAAGTGTGGTCGATCTTATGTCCGGCCAACAGGTCAAGGGCTTTCATGTGGAGCTCGTAGCAGATGCTCTCCTTGTCCGTGCCGGCCGTGGTGATCAGGAAGAACAGCGGCTGCTCACGGGCATCACCGGAACCTTTGGTAAGGACATCGTAAAGTTTTCGGTTTGGCTGGGCATGAACCTCATCCAGCACCAGACCTGACACGTTCAGACCGTGCTTCGTACCAACTTCGGCAGACAGAACCTGATAAAATCCTGCGTTCCCGTAGTTCACGATGCGCTTGGTGGCTGCCATGATCTTACACCGTTTCAAAAGTGCCGGGGTCATCTGCACCATCTGGTGGGCAACATCAAAAACAATGGATGCCTGCTGACGGTCAGCGGCAGCACCGTAGACTTCGGCAGAAGGCTCATTATCGGCAAAAAGCAGATACAAGGCCACCGCAGCGGCAAGCTCGGACTTGCCGTTCTTCTTACCTATTTCGACATAAGCCGTGCGGAACTGACGGTTTCCCTTTTCATCCACGATGCCGAACACATCCCGGATGATCTGCTCCTGCCAAGGAAGCAGCCAGAACCGCTTGCCCGCCCACTTGCCTTTGGTGTAGCGCAGATTTTCGATGAAAGTCACCGCCCGGTCTGCTTTTGCGGCATCGTAATGGCAGGTCGGAAGCATGAACCGGCTGGGCTTATAATCCTTTAGTTTCGGATAGTTTTTGGGTCTGCACTCTGCCATCAGCTTCCACCTCCTCCCAGCAGATTTTCCATCTCATCGGCTGCATCCGCAGGACCGCTGTCCGAAGCAATGATCCGGCTTCGGGAGGACGGAGTCAGACCGAACTGCTCTGCAAACTTGTTCATGATCTTCAGATAGGTCTGGGCGATGGAAACCTGCGGCACCTGCTGCCAGTACCCAGATGGGGTCTTGACAATGGTGCCGTGCTGGGTGATAAATTCCTTAGCCTCTTTCCATCGGGCATACGTCTGACAGTAACCAGCGAAAGCAGCCATATCCACTTCGGTCAGGATGCCGATGGCTTCCATCTGTTTGGCAAGTCTACGCCACTCTTTCTTTGCTTCCGGCTCCAGCCACTTCGGACAGGCCGGTGCTTTCTTATTGGGCTTCGGTTCGCTGGTGTTCAGCGGATGCTTGCCCGGATTACCTTCCAGTTCCTTCATGGCGGTCGGCTTTGGTTTTCTGCCTCTGGTAGCCATTGGCATCTCCTCCTTTCTGCAAAAATGGGTAAAGAAAAAGGACCTCCAAAGAAGTCCTCGAAATATCATTTTCCTAAACAGGAAACTTTTCTGTATAACTAACAAATAGTTTCCCATTTCGGCAACTTTATATAAAACACATCGGATACGAGGCACAGCCCCTTTTCAGGGCGTGTACCTTTTGGGTGCTGTTAGGCGTTGGGGTTGGCTTCCTTCCAAGCCTCGTATTCATCGACCAGCTCCGCTTCCTCGATGACCTGCCAGACGCTGCAGAAGCGGCTTCTCTGCTGCTCGATCTCCGCTTCCGTCCAGTCTTCCGGCTTGCGGCTCATGTCGTGGTAGGCATCCATCTCCGCTTTCGTCCGGAAGAAAAGGATCTGCTTCAGCTTCAGCGTTTCCTCGTTATTCCGCAGGCTGTACCGCTTGTCTTCTGCCGCCCTGCAAAGGCTTCCGAGATCGTTGCAGCTGAGGGTCATGTCCTGCTTGAAGGCGATCTCAATGCCGATCAGCTTCTTCTCGGTGTCAGCTTCCTGAATGTTCTTAAGGTAGGTTTTTGCTTTGTTCGTCATGGTCTGTATCCTCCGTGTATTTTGTTTTCCGTAGGGCTTTTCCCTTCGTTGTGACTGTATATTACCGTCACTGCCCGGACATAGCAAGCGGCTATGCTGCACGATCATACACACCTCTTTTTGTCGGATTTATGTGTATTTCCACACTGGAAGAATCCGCCACTACGAGCAAAAGCCCCCGAAGGAGCTCTGCCCTTTTTCAGTGTGCGTTCTTGATGCACCACTCGATCGCGTGACCGGCATCCGTGTAGATCTCATCGGAAATCTTCAGAAGCTCCAGTCGGCACTCAATCGGTGACCAGCCTTCCTCTGGGTCTTCCACAAATCCGTATACCGCTCCCTCCAGCATGCCGTTCCAGTTCATCTGGGCAACCAAAACCCGGTCACCGAACTGCATGATGCTGTCGTAGCAAGGTCTGAGTCGGTCGTAGAAACTCTCAATGCTGATGTTGTTTTCTGGAAAGTCGATCAAATGCTTTTTCATGGTAAAATCCTCCGTGTTTTCGTTTTTCCCTTGGGGCTTTTCCCTTTCGGTATGTGCATATTACCGTCAGGTGCAAAGGATAGCAAGCGGCTAAAGTACACGATCTTCCGCCTGGAATACCAGGCAGAATGTACATCACTCTGCGTCCTGCTCCATGAGTTCCACAATGGTATCGTAGAAGAACTGCGGGTCATATGCCAGCGGTTCCCGTCCGGCTTGCTTGTCCATCCTGACTTGGTCTTCCACCATATCCTCGGCAGCCTCCAGCGTGAAGGCATCCTTATCGCTGTCATCCATGTGGTTGTAGATTTCCACGATGACATCCATCATCCGTTCTTCCATGTGTGCTTCCCCTTCCTCCACGCCGCCACATCTGCCCCTGTCTGGGGCGTTGTCGGTTCCTTCGGATTGTTTTGCCCCCCGTGGCACAAGCCCCTGTGTGGGGCTGTGTCGGGGGCTGTCGGTTTATCTGTTCATCCGTCCCAGCAGGTAGGCTTCCTCCATTGCTTTCTGGATGCTCCAGACCGGAACCTCAATAAAGTCCTCGCTGTCATTGTCGCGGGCTTCCAGGTCACCCCGACTGTCTACCGCTGCCATCAGGCGCTTGGCGATCTCCAGCAGGGCTTTTTCTTCTTCCTTGGTAATGTTCTTCTTCATGGTGGTTTCCTCCGTTTTTCTTGGTTTTCCGTTTCGGTATGTGCATATTACCGTCTATGTCACACATTATCAAGCGGCTATACTACACAAAGATAGCCGCCCGGAACTGTGCGTATTACAGCAGAAGAAAAGGGCTGCCGTTACCGGCAAGCCCCATGTGTTTCTCTGGCTTAGTAGTCTTCTTCGTCCTCGTAATCTTCCTCTTCGCCCCAGTCATCTTCCTCTTCATCCCAGCTGTCATTCTGGTCTTCTTCCTCATCCTTGAAGTCCCACATATCTTCGGTCGGCTGGTTTCTAAGGTCTGGGTTCTGCTCAACATAGTCGGCAACCGCTCCGCAAAGGATGTCCAAACCTTTTTGTAGGCTTCCTCGCTGTAGACTGCCCAGGCATCTGCAGTCAGTTTAGCGATTTTGTCGTTGCCCTTGGCTCCAAGGAACCGCCCTGCAGGGTTGCAGGTTTCCTTGCCGTAGCCGATGCCCAGCTGGTCGCCGTCGTTGTAAAAGCGGTATCCGATGCGGCTCATTGCCCTTACCAGCTCCCCTGCGAGGCTGTCTGCCTTGCCCGTATCCGGTACCAGTTCCTTGAAAAGTTTATTGATGCGGTCTTCGTTCTTCGTCATTGTCGTATCCTCCGTTTTTGTTGTTTTCCCCTTTCGGTGACTGTATATTACCGTCACCTCGAAACACTATCAAGCGGCTAAACTACACGATCATTCAATCCTGTAATTGTCATATTTATGTGCTTTTCATGCCAGCTTTCGGAAGACAGACACGAGCAAAAGGCTGGTCATTTCCAGCCCCTTGCGCCTGTCGGTCTTGCCTTTAGCGGATGATTTCGAGGTAGCTTACGTTGCCCCAGCAGTCCGTTCCCTTGAAGCGGATGCGCTTGTCGTTCTCCCTGTCGAGGGTGAATTTCCGAAGGAGTTTCATCTTCTGGATGCGGTTCAGAAGGTCCTTGCCGTTCTTCGCATCCTCAACGGCATCCCTGATCTCGACCACCGCACTGTCGCTTCCGTACCAGAGGTTGCTGAGTGCCTCTGGAATTCCGTTTGCAAGATAAAGGTTTATTTTTGTGTAGGTCATGTTTTTGTTCTCCTCTCAAAATGTCATCGTTTTCAGAATCTCATCCATGCCTGTCTCCCAGTCATGGCGGCTAAGTTCAATTTTGCTGTACATCTCTGCGCTGTCCGGCTCATCGAAAAGCCGGAAGCATTCTCTTGCCAGCTCCTCGCTGGTGTGCTGCTGGATTTCATCCGGCTGTCCATCCAGCCGTGTAAAGGTGATCTCGTAAGTGTAGCGTTCCATGTTCTTTGCCCCTTTCGTTTTGGTAGCTGTATATTACCGTCACCGCCCTGTGATAGCAAGGCCATAAAATGTCATATTATCAACGATCTTTGCCCCTCATGTTTGGTACATATATAACCCCTGATTGACTTGCTATATATGTGTTTCTGCGGCATTATACACACAACGAAAGCAAAGAAAGCCAAACCAAAAGCGGAGGACAAAAACCATGAAAAAGACCATTACAGAAGTTGAAACCGCAATCGAAAACCGCATCGCAGATCTTGAAGAAGAATACGAGCTGGACATTTACGACCGCAACGACATCCGGGAAGAAGAATACCAGAAAGCCGGATGGCGGCACGACCCCTTCCCAGAAGAGCTTGAGGAAGAGGACGAAGAAGAGGAAGAAGATTGGCACTACCACAGCATGGAGGAACGACTGAACGAGGTCGGCATGAGCATGAGGGATTTCTTCTAAGGAATCCCAAAAGGCTCCCCCAGCAGAAGCTGGGGTTCTGCCTCGTATCCCCCGTTTTGGTTTGGTATGATACACAAAACCGCTGCCAGATGTTTGTGTACATTATGGCGGCGGTTCTTCTTGCTATCGTTGCTTTATAGAGGTAACATACAGTAAACTGGAAGGGGGTTCTCATTCTTTTGAGGCCCCCATTTTCCGTCTAATCGGCTTCGCCCTGCATTGCCTGATGCATCACCCTGCGGTTATGCGCCCTGGCTTTCTTTTTCAGGTCTCTTTTCCATCTGCGGATGGTCACCGCCTTGCAGTGGTTTCTCGACCATTCGTATTCATCCAGAATGTATCTGCCGCCGTGTTCCCTCTCGCCATAAGCCGGCATCTTCCTGTGTCCCATAGGCTCCTCCTGTTAAACCAAGCCCTCCCGGTCTTTTCTGGCCGAGAGGGTATTTTTCTGATTGTGTTATCTTATTCCGGCTTCGTTCCGTCATCCATCTGGATGACTGCCATCTGCCCGAACATGCTGACGAATGCCTCCGGCACCCAGAAACGTTCCCTGAATTTCCTGAGCAGGTCCTGGGGCAGCTCTGCGAAATCTTCCTCTCCCAATCCGCAGATGAAGAAGTTTCCCTTGATGGGCTGCTCCAGCTCTGGAATGTATCTGCTGAATGACTTCTCGGTGAACAGCCCGTTGTCATCGGTGACCAGGGCGGCGCGTTCTTCCCACGGGTAGGTGGCTGTGATACAGTCGCAGTCGAGGATACGGTAGAACTCTTCCAGGGAGTTTTCAATGTCCACCACCTGCGGATGCTCCATCGGTGTTACCAAAAGGACTTTCATTCGACCCACCCCGCTTTCACGATTGCCCAATCTGCTAAATGCAGATTCTGGTGTCCGCCCCATGCGATGTCCTCTAACGCTTCCTCCGTTCCGCAGCGGTTGCAGATCTGGATGTCCGCCCTTCGGCTGAGTGCCTGCTGCTGATGGTCGTAGCAGTCGGGCTTTGCTCCGCACCTGGGGCAACGTGGACCGGTCTGCCGCGTTTTCCTAAGGCGGTCAAGCGACACCTTTATCTCTGCCTCGGAAGCCACACGGTGGCAACTGTCCGCGCCGTAGGCAACGTTCAGATGGCTTCCGGTATCCCAGCTCACTAAGACGTTTCCGGCATCATCGACCCCGTTGCAGGTTTCCTGCGTTCCGGTGGGTGGTGCCTGTCTGTCATCCATCTTATCAAGGACGATCCGGCATCCGGCCGGGAACTCTTTCCTCAACTTCCTGACCATTTTCTGATCTGCAAAATTCATGACTGCACCTCCCCGATCATCTGCTGGGCGGTATCCTTATCCACGCATTCCTTCAGCGCACCTTCGAGGATGTGCATCGGGAAGCGGAATGCCTTGTAACCGTCATGCAGGACTTTGTAATAATACCGGCTCGGTGCGCGGTGTCCGAAGTCGTTCTCCATGATGTAGACCATTGCGGTCACCCTCTCCGGTTCTGCCCCTTCCCGGAGCAGTTCGATGTTCAGGTCTTCCTTGCGGTAGTAGTTCGGGTAGCCCTCATAGAGGTCGAGGTTCCCTTCGTCCCTTTCCGAAATTTCCCACACCAGAACCGGAGTGTTCTTCTTCGGGTTCGGTGCAATGGTGGCGCAGCCCCGGAACAAAAGCTCCCAGCCGGCCAGCACCGCCTGTCCTGCAATTTTTGCATCCGGACACCGGTATGCCATCTGTTCCACCGACAGGTTGCTGCCGTAGGCGATGTAATATTTCTTGTTCTTCATTTGAATCTCTCCCTTCGGTTTTCTCCGCTCTTGTCTGGCGGTATGGTATATATCACTCTTCTGCCCTGATTTATCAAGGCCGATGAGCATCATATACTGCACAATGTTTTTTCCCTGTGATCGTGTACTCTTACATCATCTGCTGCTTCTTCAGATACCGGATGGCTTCCGCCCTTCCGATACTGGCTGCCAGTCCACGCTTCAGTGTGTCCAGCGGAAATTCCCAGTCGCTGTATCCGCCACGCAGCAGTTCAAAATACTCGGCATCCGGGCAGCCAAGCCTCCGATCCTCGTGCATCACATAAGCGATGCATGGCTTTGCCTTTTTCATGCGGTTCCCGTTCAGGTTCCAGACCGGAAGCTGGAACTGCTTCTTATAGTAGTATTTTGGGCAGCCCTCGTATCGGTCCAGCAGGAGCTCATCGTATTCTGAGAGTTTCCAGACCACTGCCGGTACGCTTTCATTGGCATCCTGCTCGATGGTGGCATAACAGCCGGTCTTGCTCTTTTTGAACAGGAGCCGGTAGCCCATGATCTCGGTCGTGCCGACCACTACAGCATAGGAGCATCTCTTTCCCATCCGCTCCATGTCGAGGTTGCTTCCGTAGGCAAGGTAATATCTGGACGGGACTCGGCTGATCAGCTCAAACATCTGCCCCACCGTCCTCCCTGCCAGTGAATTCCACGCCCTGGAAATCCTCTGTCCCAAGCTCAATCTGGCTGTCCTGCCACCAGTCCTCTGCTACTCGCTGGGCTTCCTCCACGGTCGGCTCTTTCATCTCGGATTCGTAAATGGTCACCGTTCTCTGGTAGGTTTCGGTGATGGTCACCTTAAAGGCCCTGCCACCCGGTGTGTTTTCATTTTTTAACGTGCTTTTCATAAACCTGCACCTCCTTCTACCACCTCAAGGGCGGTTGCCCGCCCAAAAGGTGCCCGTGCATCCTGGCTTATTTGTTTTGCCAGGATGCGTTGCCCTCCATGTTCCGCAGAAGGATCTCCCTTGCCGTTGCAAATTCATCCCCGATGAATCCCAGCCTCAGCATCCAGCACCGCATCGCGTACTTTTCGTTGTCGGTCTGCTGGGGCTTCGGGCTTGCCGTTCTGACCATCTTGGCAAGCTGGCTCATTGCGAGGCAAAGCTGGATGTAGGCTTTCATCTCTCCAGCGTGCAGTCCGTTGCGCTTTCCGTCCGCTGGGTCTGCAAATTGGAAAAGGCGGAATTCAATGGTTCCTTTTGTAAAGGTGGCATGAAGGTTCAGCATATGGTACCGGCTTGAATTGTAGTGGGCATTCCGGTTTTCCCAGCTGGAACCGTTGCCTTCGTACCAGATGTCTTCCAGCTTGCGCATGGTGGTCGGCTTCTCGCGGTTCAACCGGTCGAGGAAGCAGTGGTCGACTACCCGGCAATATTGTCCGGTGCGTCCTGCATCGATCCGGATGGCTCTGCCGATCTGCTGTTCGTGCGCCGCCATGATATTCACAAGGTTGCGGATGGTCTTTGCGGTGTGGTCGCCCTTGCCGATGTGGATGTGGACCCCGCATCCGCGGCTTGGGCCGCTCTTTGCGCCTGCCTTGCGGAGCAGCCGGATGATTTCCTGCAGGGGTTCGATGTCGTTGTAGGTGAGGATCGGGGTGACCAGTTCGCATTTTTCTGCGTCCGGTCCGTAGATGCTCACATCCCTCTGGAATTTCCAAACCCTGCCCTGCTGGTCTTTGCAAGTCCAGCTGTAATATCCGTACTCGCCGGCGGCGTTCCATGCTCTGGTTCCGAAGTACTCGGCAACCTTTCTTGCCGCTTTTTCTCTGGTGATGTTGTTCATCTCGATCTCAACTCCGATGGTCTGGTTCTTCATGGCTTCAATCTGCTCTCTTGTTTTATCGTTCATGATATGTTCTCCTTTGTTTTTTCCTTGTTTTCCCTTTCGGTATGTGCATATTACCGTCAGGTGCACATAATAGCAAGGCCATAAAAGAACATATATTCGACAAATATCGAGAGGAATGATCGTGTACATTTCTGCAGTTTATCCGCTTGATAATGTACATTTTCAGAGTTAATATCGTTACAATGAAAGAGGGTCTCGCATATTTTCCGTCCCCCATTGGGAGCTTGGGAGCTTACGCTCCCGCCTCCAGCATCTGCGCCGTGTCTGCCCCACAGTCGGGCTGTGTCGGCTCGGCATCTGCCGATGCGATCGTTTCCCCTGCGGAGGCACTGCCCTCCTGTGCCGCCTGTTTCGCGGCTTTCAGGGCATCCCGTTTTGCCTTTTCACTTGCGAGGAACTTCTGTGCTTCCTCATCCGTGCGGAAAGCCGCATGGCCGGAAAGATTCTCCATGAGGATCTTGCGTGTTTCTTTGAAGTCCGGACCGTTCATCCCCAGCCGCAGGAGCCATGTGCGGAGTGCGTATTTCTCATTCTCATCGTTGACATCCTTTGCCTGGATACGCTTCTGGCTGATCGCCTGCTGGTTCATCAGCACCGCCAGCTGTGCAAAAGCCGTCAGGTGTTCGTGGTCCGGTGCGGTCGGGAAGCCGGTGAAGGTGACCTTCTCGGTGGTAATCTTCAGGCCTTCCAGTGCAGCACCATGCTCAGCCTCATAGTCGCTTACCGCGTTGATGAAGTTCATGATGGCAAAGGTGCAGCTATCGTCTTTCAGCTTCTCCACCAGTCCCTCTTCCACATGGAAGTTTCCGCCAGTCGCCTTGCCGATGAGCTTGCCGCGGCTGTAAAGAAGGTTGACCAGGTTGCGGAGAGTCACACCGTTGTGCTGGCTGACCGGGAATGCAAGTTCCAAGTCCAGCGGCACCTCTTCCGGCTGATCTTCTGTCTCCTGCGATTCTGCATCCAGCTCATCCTCTATGGTATCATCCTCAGCCGTATTGTCCGGCTCCAATGCATCCTCGGCTCCTGCTTCCGCAGGTTCATCTTCTGCGGTATCTGCATCTTCGGATTCCTGCTCGTCCAGAACCTCCAGCTCTGCTTCGGGCATCTGCTCAGTTTCCGCTTCGGTCACAGGCTCCTCATCCATATCCGCTGTCAGCTCTGTGTCCTCCGGCTGGTCATCCGTGCTCTCAATACTCTCGCCGCCGCGGATCAGTCCCTCATTCAGCAGGGTCGTCAGCAGCTCGGCATCTGCATTCTCCGGCTCGACCAGAAGGTTGCCATTCCGGTCGATGGTGTAGCTCCCGATGTCGTAAGAATACAGAGGTGCTTTGGTATAGTAAGGGTGGATGCCGGTCAGCTCCTCCATGCGTTTTGCGAGGGTCTTTCTCTCGGCTACGTTCAGTTTAAATTTCAACATAATTCATCGCTCCTTTTCGTTCATTTGTTTTTGTGCATCCCGATGTTCTTTTCGGTAGCACATATATCACTCTAAAACGGATGAATAGCAAGGCCATTTCCCGATATTCTTCATGTTCGACCATTTACACAAGGGACCGCAAAATCTGTTGTGTAAATAGGACCAATATGTAAGCCCACCATATCACCAGGTCGCTTTCTACCTAGTAATATAGCAGGCCAGTTTATTCTTCCAGACCTGCACACCACGCGATGCCGGCCAGAACAAAGAATGCGTTGGCTAAGCAAATGCCGTTGCCCCAGATACGGTACTCTGCCGAATCCGTATACGGGTCAGCCAGCCATTTCCGGATCTGCTTCTCCGTCTTCGGCTTCTTGGCATGGGTCACGATCTTACGGTGTGTTTCAAACACATCCGCCCAGAACGCCAGATCTTCCTCGGTTGGGTCTTCCGTTCCGAGATCTCTGCACCACCAGTCAGGGAATCCCTGCAGTCTGGCACACTCGGTCGGTGTCAAACGGCGGACGGTATAGGTCACAGGTGCGGGCTGTGCTTCCGGATTGTCGATGACCAGACGGTCATTGAAGGCATCCTGCCCGTTGAAGCCGCTGGGATGTGCCCCGGTTGCCACGGTTCCCATGACACCCTCGTTCAGATGCGGCACCGGTGCGATAGTGGTTGGGTCTTTGTAGTCCCGTGCCATCAGGGTCGGTGCGACTTCTTTTGCCACCTGCATATAGGAGCCGGTGGTCATGGCATACACATCCTCCGGTACGCAGACTGCATGGCGGTCAGTGGCATCCAGTGTAAAGCAGACATCCTCATTGACGCCATCTCCCTGCGGACCGTTCTCATCCTTGCGGCCGATCATGTTGCCCTGCAGGACGAAGGTCTGCATCTGGTCACTCCGGGTCGCCATCAAAGCGCCGGATTTGCCATGCAGATCGATCAGCTCATTGCGCTGGTTCACATGGAACGCAGTCATCTCTTCCAGCTGTGCCACAAAGGTCTGCTGCTTCATCCCCGGCTCTGCTGCCAGTGCCGCTGACTTCTCTCCCAGATCCCTGACTTCATCCCTCTGATTCTGGGTAAAGGCGACCGGCTCTACCACACAGATGCCGCCCTGATTGCAGGTCGGGTCACCACCGCTGCGGTCCAGTGTCCGGGAGGTCTCCGCTTCATAGAAACCGCTATGCGGATTGTCGGACATCATGGAGTGGCTGGCTTTGGAGCAGACACCATAGCATTTCGGAACGAACAGTGTCTGGTCGTTATTGCAGCCGAGGGTGGCCGACTTTTCTTCCTGCCAGATGGCTCCCTTGCCGCCGCCTTCACACCCGGAACGGATCTTCAGTGTGACTGCCGGGGAGTTTTCAACTTCTTTCACCGGGCTTTCCACTGAATTTTCAACAGCGTCCATGACCATCGGGACATTACCGCCGCCCGTACCACACCGGCTTGTCAGTGTCTGCACCTTACCGTCCTCGGAAATCTTCACCCGGCTGTCAGCAGGATGATTTTCCAGTGCGATGGCAGCAGGCACAACACCAGCCCGGAGGGTCGGTGACCGCTCTTCCTCGTATCCGATGCTTCTTGCATCTGCAGAATGCTCGGTGCAGAAACCAGCGGCTTCCAGAACACACGGCTGATGCCCATGCTCCTCTGCCCGGAGGGTTCCGGTCACATCTTGGGAAACATCCATCTGCCTGCCGCCCTGGTCGTTCAGACAAATCCGTCCTCCTGCTCCGCTGCTGCCTGCCTCTCCAGTGCCGCTTTCAGCACCGGCGGCAGCTCTTTGCCACGCACGGAAGCCCTCCGCAGAATACCGAGACGCGCCTTCGGACTCAAATAGTACCTTTGGGGCACTCTGGTCTGCAAAATCTGCGACAAGGTAGATACGTTTTCTTCTTTGGGGAACGCCCCACCATTGTGCATCAAGAACTCGATACGCGACGCTCCATCCGTCTCCCACGTAGTAGTCAGCGTCGGGCCATCCTTTCTTCTCAGGCGCAGGCACCGAGGCGGTCGGTTCTTTAACACCGATGACGGCTTCGAGGACTGCTTTGAAGTCCTGTCCCTTGTTTGAAGAGAAGGCCCCTGGCACATTCTCCCACACGATAAATCTTGGTTTTTCTCCATTGGTCTTGCACCTCATTTCCTTCACGATTCGGATTGCTTCGTAAAACAGGCTGGACCGTGAACCATCCAGACCGTCCCGCTTACCAGCGATGGACATATCCTGACAGGGACTTCCAAAGGTGATAATGTCCACGGGCGGCAGGTCTGCTCCACTGATGGCAGACACATCTCCGTAGTGTTTCACCTGCGGCAGACGCTTCGTCGTGACCCGGATGGCAAACGGCTCGATCTCGCTGCTCCACACCGGAGTGATCTGCCCGGTCAACAGACCGCCCAATGGAAAACCCCCGGAGCCATCAAAAAGGCTGCCGAGGGTCAAAGTCTTATTCTGTTCTGTGCTCATCCGGCGACCTCCTCTCCGAGCATCTGCTCATTTGCTTTCCGGTAAAAATCTCTGGATACTTCAAATCCGTAGCTGTTGCGCCCCAGTTCTCTTGCTGCTCTCAGCGTGGAGCCGCTGCCGGCGCAGGGGTCAGTGACCACATCGCCCTCATCTGTAAAGGTCTCGATCAGTCGTTTCAGCACGGAGATCGGTTTCTGGGAAGGATGGATTTTCGGATATTCCCTGCCATCCCGCTTCCAGCCAAACCAGTTGAAGATCATATGAGGCTTTCCGTCCTCACCGAGATTACGGAACTTCGGGAGCTTTCCCCGGTACAGAACCAGAGCATACTCCGTTGCACCCACGATCTTCATGTTGGCTTTGAGCACCTGCGGACTGTAGTTCTTGCAGAACACCAGAGGGATATAATTCTTGAAGCCGTATTTTTCAGCTTCTGTGATCACCTTCGGGATCTGCTGGAACGCGCAGAACACGATCATGCACGGTGCATCCTTCTCTCCTGTGTCGGGTTCTTTCTTCAGCAGTCGGTTGCAGAAGTGGAAATACTCTGCAATGTTGAAGGTGAAGTCGGTATTGAACGCCGCCTTCCTCGCCTTGCTGCTCTCCCCGTTTTTGTTGTCGCCATCCACATACCAATCCGGCTGGCTGGCATAGAAATCTGTACCGATGTTGTACGGAATATCTGCGATCACCAGCTGCGCCTTGGGGATGTTATAGGACTTGAAGTTCTGGAAGTTGTCGTGGATGAGGACACATTTCACATCAGGCATCGGCATTCTCGCTTTCCGGCTCGAAGGTTGCCACTTCCTCGAACTTCAGCTTCTGGCCGTCACGGACAACAAACACATCATCGTAGTGACCATCGCTGTGTTCGATGTACCGCTTCACGATCACATCCAAGAACTTCGGGTCTAGCTCGATGCCCCGGCACACACGGTCGGTCTCTTCGCAGGCGATCAGTGTCGTGCCACTGCCGAGGAACGGATCAAGCACGATGCCGTTGGTCATAGTGGAATTGCGAATCGGATAGCTCATCAAACCGATGGGCTTCATGGTCGGATGGTCCTTGTTGGACTTCGGCCGGTCATACTCCCATATGGTCGTCTGCTTCCGGTCGGAATACCACTGGTGCTTCCCCTTCTGCTTCCAGCCGTAAAGACACGGTTCGTGCTGCCACTGGTAAGGACTGCGGCCCAGCACCAGCGCATTCTTCTTCCAGATACAGCACCCGGACAGGTAGAACCCGGCACCCTTGAATGCTTTTCTAAAGTTCAGCCCTTCCGTATCTGCATGGAAGATGTAGATGGAGCCGTCATCCGCCAGATGACCGTGCATCTGCTGGAACGCTGCCAAAAGGAACTGGTAGAATTCCGAATCCCCCATGTTGTCATTCATGATCTTACCAGCAGTCTCTTCCACATCCATGTTATAAGGGGGATCGGAAAGGACCAGATTTGCCTTGGTTCCGTCCATCAGGGTGCCGTAGCATTCTGCATTGGTGGAATCACCGCACAGAACGATGTGCTTTCCCAGATGCCAGGGGTCACCCTCTTTGGAGAAGCATGGCTGCTTCAGCTCGGATTCCACATCGAAGTCATCTTCCTTGACCTCTTTGCTGTGGACTTTGTTGAACAGCGTCTCAATCGCCGGCGGCTCAAAGCCGGTCTTGCCAAGATCAAAGTTGGAATCTTCGATGTCTTTCAGAAGGTCGGCCAGCAGGGAATCATCCCATGCACCTGTGATCTTGTTGAGTGCGATGTTCAGGGCTTTTTCCCTGGTTTTGTCGATGTCCACCACCGCACAAGGCACTTCGGTATAGCCCAGCTCCATCGCTACAGTCAATCTCTGGTGGCCGCCGATGATTGTCATATCGGCATTGACCACCAAAGGATCTACGAACCCGAACTCCGTGATGGAGTTCTTGATCTTCTCGTACTCTTTGTCCCCCGGCTTCAGCTTTTTCCGAGGATTGTATGCGGCCGGCTTAAGTACGGACACCGGCAGCATCTTCAGTTCAGCAGTCGCTTTCATGTAAGCCCTCCTAATTCAGATTCACATGCGCATGACCCCGGAGAACGGCACGAAAAAGGAGCCGAACAAAAAGCCCGACTCCATCTCATCTCCATCTTCCTGCGGATGTTCAGCCATCTCGCACCATTTCGGGTTTTCCCCGTTCACGGATGCCAGGACCTTATCTTCCGCATCGTCAATCGCATGTACACAGATACCCCCGGTGTTGAACATCGGAAACACACCGATAATCTTACTCATCCTCATCCACTCCCTTCATCCCGTATCTATAATCCCAGTAACAATTCAGACTGCAGAACTTCCGCTGCCGTTTTCCTTCATCTACGGCATGGAACTCCCTTCCACAGTTTTTACAGACCGCGATCCGAAAAGACTTATGCTGCCTGTAATATTCCTCCCGGCAATCAGGAGAACAGAACCGTCTCCGACCACTGTTCCCTCTCTGCACGAGAATCCGTCCGCACACTGGACAGCGCCGTTCCCCCGACCCATCCGGTGGCTGTAACTGGCAGCTCCCCGTTTCCGGCAGGCCCAGTTCCCGGCAGTAATCCGTGACCTGTTCCAAAGACAACCCGGTGTTTTCTGCGATCTCCACACATTCAAACCCGGCAAGCCGCTGGCTTCGGACTTCTTCTCTCTCCGGGCGGTACTCATAGCCCTCAAACACACAGCCCAGCCGGACACCGTTCTTTACCACATCACGTTCTATGTTCAGCGGCTCTTCCATTTGCATTGCCCTCCTTCCAGCGTCCTTTGTTTGCACATGCACGGCTGCAATATTTCCGTTCCAGACCATACTGGTGCCGGTAGGAAAACTCCCTGCCGCACACCGGACAGATCTTTGACCGCACGGTCTTCCAGTTCTCCGGTTTCGGATGGGTGTTGTTCCACCGTGACCGGCATTCCGGAGAGCAGAACTTTCGTGGTCTGCCTTTATGCTTTGGTACGATTGCCGTACCGCACTGAGGACAGAAGGAAAAAGCCATGTCCTTGATCATCTCAGCCGTATAATCTTCCATCTATCCTCACCTCACTCTCATTTTTCGCCGTTTCTTCGGCGGTTTCTTAGAAAAATCTCATAATTCATGCGAAAAGCGGCGAAGTGGAAATCGGCACTACCCCGCCAGGTTGGATCGTTGTTGCGGCGGCCGATTCCCGCTCGCCCCTGCTCCTCCCGGAACAAGCTAAAATGTGCGAAAACTCCCTGTTTACGAAAGTTTCACACACTTTGGTTCATTTCGGGGAAAAAGAATGGCACCGGAACCGAAGCTCCGATGCCTGTACATTTTCCTGTTTCATTTTGCGCCGTTAATCCTCTGACCCCCGGCCTATCAATTTTGCGGTTTTTCACAGAAAAGGGCGCACCGGTCTCCGTGTGACTTCGCCACAGAGAAGTGACCCCGGCCCCGGTGGGGGTCAATAGGTGTAGGTCGGGTTGATATCTTCCGTCAGGGTCTTCCGGTCATGGCATTCTTTGCAGAGTGCCTGCCAGTTGTCCTCGTCCCAGAAAAGCCTCTGGTCACCACGGTGCGGTTTGATGTGATCCACCACCGTAGCTCTGACATACCAACCGTTCTTCATGCACTCCACACACAGCGGGTGCGCTTGCAAATATGCCTTGCTGACTTTTTGCCAATGTCTGTTGTATCCACGCTTGGCAGCAGGTCTTGTTACTTCCGGGTGGAGAGGCAGGTGCTTCTCACAGTACAGCCTTCCGGGTTCCACCAGCTCCGGGCAGCCGGGATGTCGGCACGGTACCTTGGGTTTGAACGGCATGGCTTACTCCTCCCACGGAAGACCAGCCTTGCCGAAGTGACCGTAGGCACTGACCTTGTTGTAGTCCACATCCAGAAGACCCAGCCGCTGGATGATACCCTGCGGAGTCAGGTCGTAGCTGTCGTTGATGTAGGCTTGGATAAAATCCAGTGCTTCATGCTCCGTGCCGAAGCACTCCACCGACACACCCACCGGCTGTACTACGCCGATGGCGTAAGCCAGCTGGACTTCGCACTTGTCTGCGTAGCCTGCCTGCACGATGTCCTTGGCAATCTTCATCGCCATGTATGCTGCGGAGCGGTCCACCTTGGTGGGGTCTTTCCCGCTCAGAGTGCCACCACCCATGCGACCGATGCCGCCGTAGGTATCGCACGCCAGCTTCCGGCCAGTCACACCACAGTCGGCGTAACTGCCACCCAGCACGAAACGACCGGTCGGGTTGACCAGCTTCTGGAAGTTCCCATCCAGACCGTACTCGCAGGCGGCAAGCACCATCATGGATTCGATGATGTGCCGGAAATCGCTGACCTCCACATCCGGACTGTGCTGCACGGAGCAGAGGAAAGTGGTGATGCAGCCGGTGTCGTAATCGTAGCTGACCTGCGCCTTGGCATCTGCACGGAACATCCTGCTGGGGTGTGCTTTCAACAGCTGCAGGAACTTGGTAGCGACCATGTAAGGAATCGGCATCTGCTCCACCGTTTCGTTGGTGGCGTAGCCATACATGATGCCCTGGTCACCGGCACCGCCCTTATCCACACCAAGTGCAATATCCGGGGACTGGTTGTCCACCAGAATACCGATGCGAAGCAGCCCCCGCATATCAAAGCCCAACTTCTCGGCACCGATGCGGGTAAGCACCTCGTGGACGATCTGGTGGTAGTTAGGCTGGTAGTCGGTCGTGACCTCACCGGCAATAAAGAGCTGGTTCTTTTTCAGCAGGCACTCGATTGCCACACGGGCGCTCTTGTCATGCTGAAGGATGTCAGTCACAATGGCATCTGCGATCTGGTCACAAATCTTGTCGGGATGACCATCGCTGACCTGCTCACAGGTAATAATCTTACTCATGTTTTTTGTCCTCCAATCCAAGCTGAACTTTTACAGCGGTTTCGCTCTCGCAAATCAGCTTTTCATCCTCACAGCTGCACAGCTTTCTGTTCAGCCTCTTTTTGGGAATCGTTGTGATCTGCTCTGCCAGTACAACTGAGTCCTCATCCAGAAGATTCTTGACAATGCAGTGCGTTGGCAACTCCATCTTCTTTATCTGGCTGGTCAGAGGAATCACAGTGATTACATCCGAACAGCGGTTTGCAATGTCATTGCTTATGACCAACACCGGGCGACTTCCCTCCTGCACGGAGGTTCCCGTATTTTCCCTCAGATGCGCATACCAGATGTCCATCCGTTTAGGCGGATGTATCTTCGTGACATCCGGCAGCTTCTTATGACAGCAATGCACTGGCCGGTTCTTTCTTCCCATCTTCTCCCCTCCTTGGGCATAAAAATAGCCCTGAAGGGTTATCTTCCCTCCAAGGCTTCTGCTGTCCGGTTTTCCTCCGGGCCTATCTTCATGGTATTAGTGTAGCACTTTCTGTCAGCATTGTCGTCCACGATTTTACTCGTTTGCTTCACGACCCTGCTCACCATACCCAAATAGAAGAGCCTTGAAGGATTTTCCCTCAAGGCCCATTTCGATGTTCTTAGTATAGCACTTGTTTTCAATAATGTCGTCCACGATATTACTCATTCTTTGCCATACAGCCGGGTCACCAACTTATCCAAAGCACGGTTTTTCCGGTTGTATGCAGAGGAACGCTCAATACCGAAATGCTCACAGATCAAGTTCACTTCGCTGTTCTCTGTCTGATAGAAGCATTCCAGCACATACTTGTCATCCTCTGTCAGCCCATCCCATGCAGGCTGGAACCAGCTCATGTACTCGACTGCCTGACGATACCGTTCTTTCAGGATGTCGATTTTTTCAAGCCCATCCAGAATCCGTTCCTCACCTGCCTGCGGATTGTGAGCATGAGGCATTCCATCCATATTTGGACTGCCAACGCCAACCATTCTATCCTGCTCAACTTCGATACTGTCTTTTGTGTTCTGGATGATGAACTGCATATTTTCATAATCGCCAATCGCCTTGATTGCTGCGGCTCGTTTATCCAGATACTTCCACATAATGCTCATCGCACAAACCCCCGATTTTTTATTCCGCACGGATTGGCTCGTTTTGTCTTTATTTGTCATCTTTTGTCACCACCCATTATCCATCGACTTCTTTACGAATGCGCTCCATCAGATACTCCCCATCCACATCTGTCAGGATGCCATACCATTCAGAGCGGAAGAAACCCTCCAGCTTGCTGACCCTGTACTGTGCTTCATGACTTCCCGGATGCCGCTTCCTTTTACGAAGCGCGACCCGATAGTCCTTTGCTGCCAGAACAACGATTGCATTTGCCAGATTCTCATACGGTTCATACTCATTTGCCATCTTTTCATCCTCCAAGGTTTGCTTTTACTGCATCGATCAGCTCCTCCTGCGTTGCATCTTTCCCTTTCAGCACCCGGAGAATCCTCTCGCCTATAGTGCCAGATGTGATGATATGATTTATAACCACCGTCTGAGAATTTTGTTCCTGTCGCCACAATCTTCCGTTGGTCTGCTGGTACAGCTCTAAACTTCACGTGATTCCAAACCAGATGATGCAGTTTCCACCGCTTTGGAGGTTCAGACCATGGCCGGCAGAAGCCGGGTGGATCAGTCCGACCGGAAGCTGACCCGCATTCCACCGTTGGATACTTTCTCCGCTGTCGATTTTGTCGTACTCGATCTTCTTCCCGTCCAGCCTTTTCCGTATCCGTTCCAAATCGTGCTGATACCAGTACGCCACCAGAACAGGCTTTCCGTTTGCTGCTTCGATCAGGTCTTCCAGCGCATCCAGCTTTTTCTCATGGAACGGCAGCACCTTTTTGTCATCGGTGTAGATTGCACCATTCGCCAGCTGAGAGAGCTTTCCACAGAGCGCCGCAGCATTCGCGGCAGTCACTTCATTCTCCTCTCCCATGTTCAGCACCAATTCTTTTCCCAGTTCATCGTACTTTTTCTTTTCCTTTTCATCCATCGTGACCATGCACTCCGTCATGATCTTCTCCGGCATCTGTAAGTAATCCGTAGACTTCATGGAAATGGTCATGTCCGAAATCTTTTTATAGATTTCCTCCTCAGCAAAAGGGAGCGGCTTGTAGGAGTAGACCACTGCTCCGTTCATCTTGTCCGGCTTAAAGTAGTCTGTTCTGTATCTGGTAATGAATCTTCCCAGCTGCTTTCCCTTATCCAGCAGCTTATACTCAGCAAAGAGATCCATTAAGCCGTTGGATGCAGGTGTTCCTGTCAGACCTACTGTTCTTTTTATCTTCGGTCTTAATTTCATCAACCCCTTGAACCTCTTACTGTCAGAATTCTTAAAAGAACTCAACTCATCCACCACAAGCATGTCAAAATCCAGGACGGCTCCGCTTTTTTCTACCAGCCATACCACATTCTCACGGTTTATCACATACACATCCGCACTTCTCATAAGCGCGATCTTCCTCTCCTGCTCGGTCCCGACAACCACGCTTACCCTCAAATCCGACAAATGCTCCCATTTTCCGACCTCCGCGATCCACTGATTTCTCGCTACTCTAAGCGGTGCCACCACCAGCACCTTTCTCACCAGAAAGAAGTCATATACCAGATCAAGGATCGCTGTCAGTGCGATCGCTGTTTTGCCAAGCCCCATATCGAGAAGCACTGCTGCCTCCTCATGCTGTTCAATAAAATCCACGCATTACCTCTGGTACTCATGCATATTCTCCCTCTTTAACTTTTCCAATCTTCTATCCCCCTCATCCCTCGGCTTCTCCATCTATCTCCTTCATCAATTCCTGAATTCCCTGTTCGCTGTCCACGACCCGGACACGGAACCCCAATTCCCTTATTTTTCGCATTTGTACCTCCTGCAGCTTCCTTGGCTTCTCACCCTCTTTCTTCAGCTCTACAAATATCAGGAATCCATCAGCAAACAAAAGAATCCGATCCGGCACACCAGATACCGAAGACAAAAACTTAAAATACAATCCACCCCTCTTTTCCACTTCCCGCTTCAGCTTCGCTTCAACCTCTCTCTCCCTCATATTCTTAATCTCCTCTATACCCCAAAACCAGCCCTGCGCGGCACCGCGCCATCCCTATTGTTTCGCTTTCCCTTACCTGTTGTCTTTTTTTCGGCTTCTGTTTCTCTTTGCCTTTCCCTGTTTTTCCTTGTATTTATGCTGTTTTTTGGAGTTGATATGAAGCAAAAAGGAACAGGTTCACAACAAGCACACTTTTTTTCTATATAGCTATTTTCCCTATATGCGTATTACACACTCTTCTGTTTTTTCTTTTTACCAAAAGACTCTATATAGAAAAAGTTGTTCTTGTCCCATATAGTTGATACCTTTTGAACTCAGCTACCGCCCTCCCACCCTCTTACTATATTCTTCTTTCTATTGTTCTCCTGTTCCCTTGTCACCTGTTTTCTTTTAACGCTATCCTGTCACCTGTTCCCTTTATTTTTCTTACTTTTCCTGTTCCTCTGTTCTGACGTACACTCTCTGCTTTCCGTAGATTCCCTTTTTCCTGCAGTCTTTCGATCTCTCCCAGCCCGGAATCTGCGTCATGAGTGCGGCGATAGAATAAGAATCCACGGGTTTCATATCAGACGGCGAGCGTCCAAAGCACTCGCTCCAGATCTCCACATTACTGACATACTCCCTCTTCAACGTTCCCTTTTCTACAGTCGGACCATCCTTCTCGCTGATATAGCTTCTCCGCTCATACAGGTCCATCTTCTCCCAGCGTTCGGGCAGGAGCATATTCAGGTAATCTTCAACGATGCCCTGGCGCTCATCCAGCTCCATCGCCTTTTTCTGCTCCATTTCTGCACTCTCCAGCAGTTCACCCTCTAAATACAATTTCTCCCCTTCTCCATAGTATTTCTTTGCTTCTGCCCAGATCTGGTCTTTCTCCTTCTGTGTAAAGTGCCACTTACGCTTCTGCTCTGTCTGCTTCAACTTCACAACCCAAAACCTTCTATTACCCGTAATATCACGCAAATACCCTCTCTCACCGTTAACACTTGCGATCACTACGCACTGTCGCGGATGGGATTCCACGGTGCGTCCGTAAGAAGGACGGTACTTATCATCGGTGGTCGTAATGAAGGCTTTCACCTTTTCGATGTCCGCCTTCTTCATACCAGCAAGCTCCGGGATCTCAACGATCCAGAATCCCTGCAGCTTCTCAGCGGCAGCCTTATCGTTCATGTCCGTCAGACTCAGGTTGTCGGCATAGTATTCCTCACCGCACAAGTCCTTCAAAAACGTAGATTTGCCGATTCCCTGCTTGCCATCTAATACTGGAACAGAATCAAACTTCGTGCCGGGATGGTAGATACGGGTGACTGCTGCCACCAGCATCTTCCGGGTCACCGCACGGACATATGGGGTATCGTCCGCATCAAAATATTTGATGCGGAGCGTGTCCACCCGCTCCTTACCGTCCCAAGACGGAAAGCCGTCTAAATAATCCCTGACCGGGTGGAAACTGCGATCGTCCGCTACTTTCAGAAAGCTCACATCGTGGTTACGGGTAGAGAATGAGGTATAGCGGGTATCAAGGATGGCTTTCAACTGTGCGGTATCTGCATCGCGCCAGAACTTGTTATCGTCCGGGCGGTTCCACGGCACTTCTCCTGTGATCTGGATACGGTTTGCCATCTCATTGAATGCAAAATTCTGGAAGTCCGGGTCATTATTAAGGATCAGCACCTCGTTAAAGACACTGTTCTCCAGCACCTTGCTTCTGGGCATATACCGGAGCTTTTCTCTCCAGTCCTCACTGTCATCGAAGTCCATGTCGGCTTCCGCTTTCTTCTCCTCTGCCGCCAGCACCCTGACCTTATCCAGACTCATTGCAAAATCGCACATTGCCTGGAAGCTCTTTTTCTCATCTTCGTCCCCAAACCTGTGTACCCGCACAAGATCAAACGAATTCAGGGAATGTCCGCAGGCAGGATCGGATGCATGGAAGGAGTGTGCAAACTTCTCCTCAAAAATCTGTACGCCGGCAGACGAATCCGCCGGGATGTAGGAATATCGTCCGGGGATGTTGGCGGACGGCTCATAGACGTTGGAAAGGAAGGTGTCGATGGCTTCACGGATCGGATAGGCACGGCAGAACAATCCAACTACGCCGCCTTTCGCCTCCGGGTCTTCCATCTTCTTGCCGCTGCTTTCCTTTACCTCACTCTCTCTACTACTGGTCGGAAGCAGAGAACAGTCCTGCCAGTTAGGGTGGAAAGAGAGAAAAACATCAGGGTCAAGCCATTCGCCCTCCACCTTTTCACAGATATACTCACCATTTGATGGCGTAGTCGGCCAGTACATCAGCTGATGCGGACGGTACGAACATTCATCAAACTGGTCGATACCCCACTCTGCCGCGAAGTACCGGGCAATCGCCTGGTACTCGTCCGGAGTTACATCGCGGGTCAGCGGGATGATAATGCGGAAACGAGGTGCTTCCGGGGTGTGTCCGTGGGTGGTATAGAGGACAGAGGTATACGAGGCCAGCATCTCATAGCTTTCGATGAAGCCCTTTTCACCCTTATCCACATCCATCGTCAGCATAGAACGACTGACCACGTTTTCTCTCTTTCTTCTGCCGCCCTTCAGCTGACCGCCGACAAAACCGCCCTTATCCTTGGCAGCTTCACGCTCAGCGCGCTTCATCTTCTGGTATTCTTCGACTGTTTCCGTGGTTCTTATCGTATTTTCCAGCCAGCCGCACAGCTCCCCAAAAGTGATGGTCTTATTCGACCACTTCTTCGCCATACAGCTGTTGCCGTAGGCAATATTCAAGTCTCTCATCGCTTTCCTCCTGCTTTCTTTTCCATTTCCTTACTCCCGCTCCATAACCGGCAAAATCCCGTCAGCCTTCAGAAGTTCGTAAATAAACAGCCGGCCTTTCTGCGTCCAGAGCGTATGCATGGCAGTATGGTTATCCTTGTTATAGAGGTAAGTCTTGCTCTGGGTGTAGCCCTGTTCGGCATACTTCTGATACAAAAACCAGGTCTTACCCTGCTTGAACTGGATTCTCTTTTCCTTCAGGATCTTATTGAGCTTTTTCGCCGACAAGCCGAAATCCTTTGCAATCTGGGTAATGGTAACGAGATCCGAACAGGCAAGGACAATATCGTAATAGGAAACTTTCGGCTGCATCTCGGCGATCTGCTGTGCCTTGACTGCATTCTCCAGTTCCAGACGCTTTTTCTCCTCGCGCTCCTTCTTCAGATTCATCAACGCGCTAATCAAGAGATCCGGATTCTCCAGTACCTCGTCCACTGCATACAGACCATGCTTGCGAATGGACGGCAATACATCATGCGTGACCCAACGCTTGAATTCCTTTGCCTGCGGTTTACGGCTCGTGAGAATCAGGGAATAAAGCCCGGCTTCGTTCACCACTACCATCTGCTGATTTCCACCAAGGGTCTCAATACTACTTAGACCCTTTTCGTCATCATCCAAACGCCCCACTGTCATTGTAGGGTTGATGATATCCAGCACACGGCACACATCCGCTGCAACAAACCATACAGCTTCATCCTTGTAATCCGTCCTGACCTGCTGACCCTGATAATCAAAAACTTCCAACATAATAAAATAACCTCCGAAAATCTATAGAGTAAGGGAGCACTCCCCTCTACCACGCCAGATTTTCGGAGGTCTTTTATAACCTGTTTCTCTTAATTTTTTCTATTTTTCTTGTTCCTTTTTTTCCCTTGTCCCACTTAGTCCTTCATATAAAATTCTGAAGTAAAGCCATCTGCCCGCAAAACCAGTCCCGGTGTCCACGGCGGAGTGCGCCCCATCTGCTCACAGATTGCTTCCAGGCTGACCCGTGGGTCTGCTTCGATGATCAGCTCATCGTGAACATGCATAACGATGGAACAACAGCGAAGTGTACGCATAGCGTAACAAAGAATATCTCGACTGATTGCCTGGATCACGTTCTCGGTCAGCTTGCCGCCGAAGCTCTCCAGCCGTTCCCATTTCTTTGTACCCCCAACACCTTCATAGGTAATGGAAATTCCGCCGAACTGGTTTTCTCCCAGTCTCGGTTTCACATACGCCAGTTTCCTGCCAGAGGGAAGATAAATAAAGAAAAAAACCGACTGATACGTGAACCGCAGGCACTTCACCTGCTGTGGCTCCTTTTTCTGTATTACCTTGATTGCCGCTCTCTCAATCTCGCCCCAGAGCCGGACGATATTCGGATTCGCTGACCGCCAGGAATCCACCAGCGGTTTCAGTTCTTCCTCCTTCATTCCAAGCTCCAGCGCCCCCATCGCTTTCATTGCACCGACTGAGCCTCCGTAACCACAGGCCAGTTCCGCCTGTTTCCCTTTCTGCCGCAGCTCTCCATTCTCACCATGCTTTACGACCGGAACACCAAACATGCGGGAAGCCGTTGCACAGTAAATGTCGCCACCGGAAGCAAAGACTTCCATACGCCATTCTTCTCCTGCAATCCACGACAGCACTCTGGCTTCGATGGCGGAAAAGTCCGCCACATAGAACCTTGCACCTTCTCTTGGGATGAATGCAGTACGGATGAGTTGGGACAATGTATCCGGCACATCCTCATACAGCATTTTCACTGCTTCCAGATTTCCCTGCCGTACCAGCGCCCTCGCTTCAGCCAGATCTGGCAGATGGTTCTGAGGAAGATTTTGCATCTGAATGAGGCGGCCTGAAAATCTGCCGGTACGGTTGGCTCCGTAGAACATGAACATTCCTCTTGCCCGACCGTCCGAGCAGGCAGCGTTCTTCATGGCCTGATACTTTTTCACACTGCTTTTTGCCAGCTGCTGACGCAGGCGCAGTACTTCCCGGATCTCCTCCGGCACTTCTTCCATAAGAGCTTTGACCTGCTTCTTTCCAAGACTGTCCGTCTCCACTCCGTTATCAGCAAGCCACCCGGACAGCTGGGATACGGAATTCGGATTCTCCAGTGCAGTCAGCGCCTGCATCTTTGTTTTCAGTTCTTCCTTGATCTCGGTATCCATTGCAATGGCGTTCTGCACCAACACACCGTCAATCCTTACGCCCCGGTCGTTGATCTCCTGATCGATAGCGTATTCCTCCCATACGGAATCTGGCACAGGGAAACGCTCCAGTTTCTGCTGGATTTGCATCTCGACTTCGACATCCCGCACATTATATTTTTTGAAGATATCCCACTTATCCGGTGCAGCGGATGGAAGATTCCTTGTACGGCCGCCATTGGTCTTTGTCGGTGCACAGGGTACGCAGAAATAACGGATCAGGTCTTTGCCTTCTCCCGTCTTCTGCTTATCCACTCCCAGCACAGCACCGACTCCGGCCAGAGACAGTGGCAGTCCCATATATGCCGACCAGACCATCGTACACTTCCATTCCTCCGGTTTCAGGTACTCCCCGGTCGGATACCCCAGATACCGGGACAGGCAGACACGCTCGAATGAGGCATTGTGTGCCAGCTTCGTCACGCTCTCATCCTCCAGCGCAGCCAATATCTCTTTTGGCAGCTTCTCTCCACACGCCAGATCCGCGACCTTGACCTCACCGCCGTCACATGAATAGCCAAACAGCAGGATCTCAAAATCCGGGGATTCTGTGTATTTATAGACGCCGCACTTGGCAAGATCAGCAGAGGAATACGTTTCTATATCAATGTGTAATTCCTTCATATCCACCTCCTTACCCGGTCCGTCTGTGCATCATCCTGCTGATGCTCTTTCGCTGGTCAGTATACTGTTTTTTCGGTGTCTGCTTCTTTTTCTTCTGGTCCTTCTCCTGCTTCTTTTTATACATACAGTTCTCTCCTTTGCATGATCTGCCAGCCGATGCCTTCCAGAGTGGTCGCACGGTCATAGGACTCCACATCCTGAGAAGCACGGGTGACCGCATTGGTCAGTCCATAAAGGGAAAGGTCTCCGCCCTCCACCAGATACTTGAAGATACCGTTCTGCTCGTCCTGCGTGATACCAAACTCCCTGCCGGTCAGTTCCACGACCTCCTGCACATTGCCCTTGATCGGGATACCGGCCGCTTCCTTCAGCTTATCGACTACCTGTGCAAAACGACTCTCCTCGATGGCTGCCATTGTGGTGTCGCGTAATTTCAGCATAAAGGCTTTGTCCTCTTCCTCTATGGTTTCGTCCGAGTACAGCGTAAAGTCCTCTGCCATCTTTGCTTGACGTCCGACATGGTTTCTGCGCTCCCCGAAGTCGTTAATAATAAGGCCGTTTGTGCAGACCAAACGGTACACCAGCGGCTGTACGGACACTGCACCAAGACCGACTTCGGAATTGGAGATCATGACACCAGCCTGTACGATATCGCCTTTCCGGACTTCCATCTCCAGCCGCTTATTCAGAATCTTCAGATACAGTCTGTTCTCCGTCACCTCACAGCTCTCTACACTGTATCCATCATTTCCTGCAAACAGCGGCAGCACCGCAGAGGCGATCTCCATGTTGTCGATCCTCCTGTATCTTTCCGAGAGAAGTGCTCTCGCCACCGGGCCAGTGCCGTAATCCATCGACCGGATCATGTAATTACTCTGTCTGGTATCCAGCCAGGCGTTCACATTCTCTGCCAGCAGTTCCGGCTTTTCTTTCTGCATCAGGTCATAATACTTTGCCGGGATTGCCAGCGTGGATGCCAGCTGACGATGGAACAGCTGCGTAGTTGCAAAATGGGCCTGCCCTCCCATCTGGAAAGTCCGTCCATCCTTTTCCAGCTTCATGCTCTGCGCCGGGGCGATATAGTCTTTCTTTGCCTGGTTCTGCCGCTGAAGTTCCATCAGCACTTCCTGCAAATTTCTTCCTGCTTTCATCTTATTTCTCCCTTCCGATCATTTTTACAATAAGGTTCAGTGTTTCCCGGATCGCTTTCCGGTCCATCCGGGGCTTTTCTATCAGCCTGAGCGCCTCCTCGGTTTCATCCCGGATGTTCAGAAGCACCTGCTTGTAGTGGTCGGTGATCTCATCATCCGAAATCTCCTCTGCATCGCTCTCCACACCTTCCAGATACTCCTCCAGATACTGCCGGATGTCGGTTCCCATATAATCCTCGACCGCATCCATCACATCAAACACATTAAATGGGGTGAGCAGCTCACCACCCTTGATTTCCAATACATGTGGCATCTTTCTTCCTCCTGTCGTTGTTTTGTTATGTACCTCCCACCGCCGGGGGTGGGAGTAAAAGAGAGGGGCAGCGAACCGCCCCTCCCATCATCAGCTGAGGAAATCGTCGTCCTCTTCCGTTGCAAAGTCATCCTCTGCACTTACCTTGCCGCCCGGATGCTCACCGTCGGCAATCTTCTGCAGGTTGTTCAGCGAACACGCGATGCCCTTGTTGCCAGAGCTGTTGAACGCATAGAACGAGATGGATGCACGGCCATACACACCGGAATACACCTCGGAACGCTGCAGGATCGGCTGGCGGTCAGCATCCACGATGCCCGGAGCAGTCGTGTTGTTGGCGTTCAGGAAGTAATGCCCTGCGTAGGATTCATCATCCGGCTTCTCCACATCGCCATCACGCAGCGGAGTTTTCAGAGCAGCCAGCGGAGGTACGCTCTTGCCATTACCCTTCAGCTTTGCCTCGTCTTCCTTGTAGGCGGCTTCGATTGCCTTCTTGATCTTCTCGACCGTCACCGTATCCTCTTTCGGGATCAGCAGGCACACGGAGTATTTCGCCGTGCCGCCGTTGATGCTCTTCGGCTCCCACACATTTGCATAACTCCAGCGGGTCTTCGGAGCAGTGATCACCTTCATCGGATTTGTCATTTTGTTTGCCATGATTATTTTTCCTCCTTAAAATCATCGTTTATCGTATTCATCTCAGGACGCTTATCATCCCTTGACACTAAGACAGGTTTGCCCTGGGGTTTTGTAACCATTGCCCCCAGAATTTCTTCAAATTTCTTTCTGCCCATCAACTTTTGCATCTCGGTCACGCCCAGCACCCGCTGCTCATAAGGGTCGTATCCTGCTGCCAGTGCTGCCTCTGCAACTGCCTTTTCGTTCTTATACTTTCTGATGGAACGTCCTTCCACCAGCTTATAGCCGTCCCACTTCTTACCGGCGACTGCTTCCTGCAGGGCGTACCCTTTCACGTCGTTTGCCCAGCGCAGGAGACTGTCCACTTTCTCCAGAATCTCCACGATCTCCTCATCCGAAAGAAGAGGCGGCGCGGCAAACTCATAGGCAGCCAGCTCCAGATTCTTCTTTGCCCGTTCCCGGCAGATGTGGCGTGCTTTACAGAAGCGGCACCAGTGGCCGGCATGGAACTCGCCATTGCCCTCGTCCGCCTCCAGCGCAGCCGGCTTCAGTACATGCTCCGCCCAGTCATACAGGTCATCGCGGGAAATGGAATCCACAGAGATATTTGCCTTCCGTGGCTGGTAGATGGTCATCTGCACCGTGTCAATGTCATACAGTGGGTCGAAGATTTCCAATGCGCCCAATGCGTAAATGCGCATCTGTGTATTCCCGATTGCAGAAACCTCCACGCCAAGACCGTACTTAAAATCGACTACATTCAGGACACCATCTGCGATGATGATGCAGTCTGCTGTGCCGAAGCCGCCTTTGACAAAGCGTTCGTACTGGATCTTCTGCTCCACCAGCACAACCACATCCTTTGTCCGCTGCCTTGCTTCTTCCACCAGTTCCATGACATAATCCCGGTATCTGTCTGCACACTCCTGCATTTCCGGATTATAATAAGTAAGGTTCTCCACCGGGCAGGCCATCTTCTGCCCCAGAGCCTTCTTCAGCCCATACTCGCACACCTCATGGGCATCGGTGCCCTCCTGTGCAAAGCTGGTCGATACATCCGGCATATCAGCACAGAGCTTTGCACTCGGTGTACAGTTTATCCAACGTTCCGAGCTGGATGGTCCTTTTTCAGAATGCGCACTCACAGATTCTCTGCCTCCTCCATCAACACGGCATAGTCCTCCGGCTTGATCTCAGAAAGGCGGTTTGCTCCATGCTTGACCAGAAGTTCACGCACCTCGGCAGTCTTGCCGCCGGAGGAAAGACTGGAGAGCTTCTTACGGACATCTGCCATCGTGTACTTCTTCTCCGGTCTCTTTTCCTGCTTCGGAGGTTCTTTCTTTTCCTCAACCTCGAAAGGCACATCGACTTTTTCTTCTTTCTTGCTTTCCGCCGGGGCTTCCTCTCCCGCCAGCTTCTTCAGATCCTCTGCCAGAACGGTATAGTCAGCAGCCAGCTTCAAAAGCAGTTCCTTACTCATCATCCTCATTCTCCTCTTCTTCATCCTCCTCCAGCAGGTCAAAAGCAGTACGGATGACGCGGTCTACCGTACACTTTGGGATGCCCGGTTCCTGTTCGCACACCGCATCGATCAGAATCTTCAGATCCTTTTCGCGCTCTGCTTCCTGGTCTTCGCAAAGGCCAAACGCCTCAGCGAACTTATCGATTGCCTCCATGGCACACACCACATCACCAACGGCCGCACTCATGAGCTCCATTGCCTGCATCTTCACTTCATACTCGTTCTTATACATATTTTTATCTCCTTTATTTGTTTTCCGGGGCCTTGCCGCCCCTTTCACATAGCCAGATTTTCAGGTGCTTTTATAACCATCTGCATCAAGCTTTTTTCATCGTGACCGGGATATTTTTCTTCCGGGCATATTCCAGCTCCTGCTTCATCCCCTCCGAAAGCTCCGTACCGATCACCCACATCTCATCTGCCTCATCCAGCCACAGGCTGCCGTAAGCCATACCGAGAAAACGCTCGAACAGCTGGTCATCATTGAGCATCTGTGTAAAATAAAGGTGTGGTGCAAGCGGCAGATACCCGGCATCGATTGCAAGCCTGCAGGCTGTCTGTGCTTTTTCTACATTCCGCTTTCGCTCAGCCTCCGGATTCTGTCCAATCGGCCGATACGGCGAGCAGATATATACTTTTTTCATTTGTGTGCGCTCCTTTCTGGGGGCTTTTCGCCCCCTTAGTCAGATTTGGAGCTGGAGTTATAACCCCATATCCTTACGAAGATTTCTGAGTGCCGCATCCAGATGCTTATGGACCATAGGCTGGGAACAGTTCATTTTCTTTGCCATCTCTGCCTGCGTCTGGTTCGGGTCTTCATAGAAGGCGTGCTGGATCACCTCTCTCTGCTTGTCCGTCAGCTTCTTCTTTGCCTCTTCCAGCTTTCTGCAAAGTTTCTCTTCCTGTTCCTCTGCCTCCTGCACATCCGTAAAATCCGGCGTGATTGCCTTGCTTTCCCAGTCTGTACCATCGTTGTTCAGGCTGAAATCGCTATGGCTCTCTTCACGACTGTCCGAGTTATGATCAAGCCGATGGCTGCCGACAACATCCAGAGGCATTACCCACGGATTGTCCATGTACTCCGTTTCCGGCACGATCATGATGAGGTGCTTCTGTCCGTCACGGTCAGTCTTGACCCGGTGTTTGCAGCCAGCCGTAACATTCACACCGCCTTCATCGGCGTACACACACGGGTATTCGATCTCACCACAGCGGTCAACGGCATAAACAGTGGCGTGTCCACCGCGACTGTAAATAAACAGTCCGTTCTGATAAATGGTGAAATGCGCACCGGCCGCCTCTCCGTCAAAGACGATTTCTTCTTCGGATTCCCGCAGGGCTTTTGCCGTCGGGAGCTTGTCCAGTTTCCGGGTATTACCTACCAATGCCTTCAGTTCCTTGTAACTCGTTTTGCAAGTGATTGTCATAATGAAATCTCCTTTTTTCGCTTAAGCGCGGCGAAGGAGATTCCGAAGAAAAAACGGACTGGGTAGAGACCTGTTTACCCAATCCGTCCATAGAGCCTGTCTTGATTGCATGGCGAAGTGAGGGTGGTCTCTACGGGGATACTCTGGTGGTTGTCCACCTTTGTATCTTCCGTATGAAAACATCCTTCGCCTTCTGCGCTTTCAATTTTGGGCTCAGTTATTTTGTTTTTCGTCCAGCTTCTTTTGGGATGACTGGCTTGTCATCCACTGGCATCGGCTGGTTTGCCTCTCACATATGTACCTTACTCTAAGGACCTCTTCCCCAACTCATCTCGTTGCCTCCTTTCTACCTTGCCAGATTTTCGAGGGCGGTTTATAACCACCCGGAAAACTTTTCTTTGATGAACCTAGGATATCAGTTTTGCTGCCATCATTCGAGGACACTAACCGTCCCAAAATCTCACCCACATACGCTCTTACAGTGGCGAAAATCCGGCTGTTTTTCCACCTTTCTCCCCTTTTTCTACCTTCTCGCCAACTCTTTTTGATGTTTTGCATCTTTTTAGACAAAATTTCGACTGATACATTGTTAAACATCATGTCAACTGCTATAATTGAGCTAACCGATTTGGTATCGGTTCCTTGCTACAATCCAAGGATACCAAAAACGTCCTGATTTTAAGTTCCACGCAGGTACACGGTAAGTTCACATCAGGTTCACATTTTTCCAAAAACAACGGAGGGGGATATTGCAGTTGGACACACTATGTTTTGCCACCTATACAAGAAACCTAAAAGTCGCACTGGCCGAATCTATGTCTGACGAGGACCTTGTTCGAGTTCTGTTAAGCTGTATTCTGAGCAAGATTCTGCCGAGCAGTACTTTACTGACCGCATCATTCCTCTGATCAAGCCAATTCTTATGGCCGATTTAGTCGATGCTCAGACATCATTACTGCAAAATGATTCCAGTATCGCAAAGAAAGCAAAGGCGTCACTGCTTGCCGTGTCCAATTCTGCACCCGCTGTATATCTATCCAAACTCTATCTTTTTGCCCTAACTCGTCCAAACAAGAAAAAGAAGCCGCAAGGCGCTGCGGCTTCTTCCCCAAAATTCACAATGGATGATGTAGATTTGGTCAACCAGAAGTTGGCACTTATGAAAGTCCCCGAACGCCTGATTCCCCCAGATAACGTTGCCGATGAAGAGCTTCGTTATATCAGTGAGTTGTTGGCGGCCTATGCCGATGCACTCGGATGCGATGTATTAACTCAGTCCGACCTTTCCGATCCAAAACTTTATCGGTTCCAAAAGGACTTTTCCAAACAGAGAAGAGACTTCTATGCGGCAGAAACTATTAGGCGTGCTTCGCGTGATTCCCTTGCAACTTACGGCATAGAAGCCTTTCAATCTTTAAAAGATGAGACATATGCTGGTATTGAAGATACACTCGACAACTATTATGAAAACGGATTTTTAAGGTTAAAGGCTGTTATGGATCGTGTTAGCATCTTGACACTAAGCAAATCCATGCTCCTCAAAATCCCAAATTGGGTCGGCATTGAGGAAAGGAAAGGAATTTGTCATTTTCTCGTAAATGACGGAAAGGTTCAATGGGTAGATGCCAATGGCTGAATTATTTAACACAGTTTTTGAGATGAAACTCCATCTTCTCTTTGTCCTTGCTGCAGACATTGGCTCTCCAATGTCCATAGATAAAATACTCGCAGCTGATTTTATTGCAGTGTATGGTAAAGAGTTCGACATCTCGTCCTCCAATCTTCATGGAGATAATCCTTATAAATACAGTGAAATCACTGCTAAGAGAGAATTGCTCAAATCGGCTGTGAAGGAAGCTGTTCTTGATGGATTAGCCGATTTTCTTCCTTCTGTCGAAACCGGCATGATGTATAGAATCAATTTCAAGGGCATCAGCTTCTGTAACGCTTTCCATACTTCTTATGCCAAGGAATATCAGTTGCTAGCGCGCTCAGCCTTAGAGTATTTGAATCCTAAAACAGAGTCTGAAATTGTAGCCTTTCTCAATGAAAAGGCCATAACTTCTATTAGAGAGGCGGTGTCACAAAATGAATAAAGGGTTATACATAAAGTCCTTGTTTGTCAATATTCCTGGCAGAGAATCTGCCTCTATAGAATTTTCACAAGGACTTAATTTGATAACTGGGCCATCAAACACCGGAAAAAGTTGGATTCCTGATTGCATCAATTATGCGCTTGGTGCAGAGGAAACCCGAATTGAAGTTCCTGATAAAACCGAAATCGTTCTGGTCGTAAGCACCAGCTCTGGTGATGTAACACTCCGCCGAATAATCGGTGAAAGTAAAATCAACATTTCCACTTCCAGAAACGATATAGACAGTGGTGATTACTCCTGCGCTAAAAATGCTAAGAATCCTATTGCTCCTGCCCTCCTTCCTCTCATCGGAATCGATGATGAGTGCATGATTATCAGAAACTCTCGATTTGACAGGCAACGACTGACCATTCGTACTTTTCTGTATTTATGTATTGCAGAGCAAACTCCTATCCAGAAAATGTCGTCCATTTTATTGCCAGAGCAAAAGGTCCAGTGGCCAGCTGCGCTATCTGCTCTTCTCTTCTTGATAACCGGTAATAATTTTTCAGAGGAGGATCCAAAAGAAACCAAACAGATTAAAGAAGCTCGGCGACAGGCTGTTATCGAATTCATTCGACATCAAATGGCTGAACTTCATACACAACAGGCTGAGTTGACAGAACGCAAAAAACAGCTACCAGAGGAAACTGCTGCTATTCAAGCAAAGATTCAAAATTTGACTGGTCTTGTTGCTGCTACTGAAGAGCAAATCAAATCTGCTTTAGATGAAAGTCAATCACTTTTGAAAGATATTTATACAGTAAATAAACAGCTCACAGAGTGCAGTCTCCTACACAATCGTTATACCGAGTTAAACAGCCAATATGCGTCTGACATAAAGCGGTTGACTTTTATCGTGGAGGGAGAAATCAATGAGAACCAATGTGTTCCTCCAGACATTTGTCCGTTCTGCGGCGCTCCTACACAGAAACATGAACACCCAATTTATATACATGCGGCGCAGATTGAATTGAATAAAATAATTTCTCAACAAAAAGATCTCTCTGCTGCCGATGCAGATGTTATTAAAGAAAGCCATGATTTACACGAAAAGTTATTTAAGTTGAAAGAAGATCGCAAGAAAATTGATGATTCAATTTCTGAGGAACTTCGTCCAAAAGTAGAGTCGCTCAGACGTTCTTTGGAGCATTATCGCGCAGCTATTGAGGTTGACAGTGAAGCGGTCATGCTTGATCGTTACAAGCAGAATATGGTTCGATCTTTGGAGTTTTACCAAGTTCCAATTGCAAAAGAGACCGTTTCTTTTGATCCAAGAAATCATCTGGCTGGAAATATCCAGCACGATTTGGATATCATGCTGGATCATATATTTAAGGAATGTCACTTCGATGGATACGGTTCGGTTTACTTTGATTTAAAAAAATACGATCTCGTCGTTAACGGACATCCCAAGAAGTCCTTTGGTCAAGGCTTCCGTACATTCATGAATACCCTCTTATTACTGACCATCCATGATTATCTATCCAGCGATAAATGTGCTTACTCTCCTGGATTTCTTATCATCGACTCACCGATTATGTCTTTGAAGGAGGTCAATGATGCTGCCTCGGACAATATGAAAACCAGCCTATTCAAATATCTCTTGTCTCACCAGGACGGATATCAGAAAATTATAATTGAAAACACTCCACCTCACTTGGATTACAGTGGAATCAATCATATCCATTTTACCGGCACATCTGAGGATCGGTATGGATTCATTCCCGGAAAGACAAATTCTGATGTGATCATAACTGAATAAAAAAAGACCGAGATACTTTTTACGGTATCTCGGTCTACTCTTACCGCTGCTCTCCACGGAACAGCGGTTTTTCATTATGGAGCCTCAGTATCACAGCGGTGACTTGGTGTATGTCCAGTACACGCAGACAGCCGAAGACGGCGACATTGTTATTTGCTCGACAGCAGATGGTGCGGTCATTAAGCAAATGTTGGGACACAAGCTCTATTCTCTCAACAAAGCTCTGCCTTATGGCGATAAATTCGAAGACGACCATGTTACCATCGTTGGCAAGGTTCTAGGAAAAGTGAGTGAATTGGATCTCCCCGATGACGACGATCTTCCTGTTCTGGAAGAAGTCAAAGCCGCTGATGTCCGTGCTTTCAAAGAAAAGTACGGCCTGCTTTAATGCAACACCAAATGTATCTAAATGATACATCCATGCGGTTGAGCCTTCTCCCCTATTGCGGTATAATAGAGAAAAATAAACAAGGAAAGCGGAATATATGCCTACGAAAGCCCAGCTCAAACAGTGGATTCCCGGCACACTCGATGATTTCAAATCTGTCATGCCTCCGATCGATGTTCCTTATCCGCCCGTTTATATTGTGAACTCCCGCAATTTTGCAAAAATCAGAAAACAACTGGTGCGTGAACTCGACAGCAAACACACTGAATGCCCTGAAATCGAAATCGGCGAGTATCTGTATGGCAGTCATGGTGGAGCGATCATCATCAACCAGACCGACATCGAATCTAATCAGCGGCTGGAATTCTGTAATGCTTACTGGCATGAGCTTGGACACTTTTATGCGATTTCCTCTCAGCAGCCCAATCTGACCAGATATTCCGAGCCTGGACTTGTCGATGACAGCCATAACTTTAATGTTGACAGCGGCATCCCCACATTGGGGCTTTCCGATGAACGCATCATTCAGGAAGGCTACTGGTTCTGGCAGGAGTTCATCGCGCAGGCCATTGCCAACACCGTGCGATACCACTTTTATCCGACGCATCAAATGAATTGGCATCCAGCAAACTGGTATTCCATTTCAGACTTCCTCGCTGAAATGCTCAAAGAGGTACTTTTCCACGAAGAATATTCCATTGACGAATATGCACTCTCTCACTATTTTGCATATCTTCTTCTGGATGACAACGCCAAAGGCTATGCGCAGGCAGCAAAAGAAAACAAGCTGCTGGAATATGATGACCACGGCAATATCGGGATTCCTGACTCTCACATCGACCCCACCTGTATCTCTTGGGTCGAGCCAGAAGATTTTCAGGAACCGCTTCTGAGAATGAAATCTTTGGTCGAGGAACAGCTCCAGAAAGAAAACTTCTGGGATATCTCAAAAGCATCCTTGCTTGAGATCGGCCAGTGCATTGCCGACATGATGCTGATAAAATTCAAGGCAAAAATAAATCACATGATGTGATGCCCATTATATGTGACTTCTCTTTTATAAAAAGTCTCAGAAATCTAAGAAGTCTCAAAGCATAGTAAGAAATATATCTCACAACTTAGTAACATAGAACACACTCTTATGATACAAAACACGAAGGCGAGGTGACGATGGATTGAACTTTTATTATTGCGATGCCTGCCATTACTGCTTTGAAAGTCAGTCACTTCCTGACCGCTGCCCGGACTGCGGTGCGGTAATGTTTGGAGAGAAGTCTGCCGTGCGGCCGGCAACGGAAAACGAGAAAACCGAGCTGCTCCGAATACGAGCAGAGGACAATGACTGATCGATTGCCCCCACTCCACGGTGGGGCTATTTTTATGAAGCGCGATTAACTTTGACTAACTGCCACCTCTAAAAATAACCGTGCGAACTTCTGAAGTTCACACGGCTAATAGAATCACTTCAACTTCTCAAGAATCTCATCAGCACTCATACCACCGGCCAGCAGTTTCTTAACCACAGCCTCGGCTTCCGACTTTTTCGCTTCTTCAGCTGCTTTCTGATCCGCTTTGGCTTTCTTTGCTTCGAGTTTGGCTACTTCTTTCTCGGCGGACTTCAGTTCAGATTTCTTGGTTTTTAGGGTGGCCTTTAGGTCGTTGATGTTGGCGGTGATTGAAGCGATTTCATCGTTGAGGGTTGTGATTTGGGTTTGTTTTTCAGTAATTGGGGATGTAATATCGGATTTGGGGCGGTTCTTGCTTCCTTTGGTTCTGGACATGGTGATGACCTCTTGATTAATAATTCATGCAATACTTTTACCTATTTAAAGTCGCAAAACATATCAACTTGTAAATCTTTTCAGCTCTTTAGATACCTCTTGGCAGGCTAATTTTTCAGGTGAATCTTTTGTCAAAACTGGGATAACAGCATTTCGTAGGTGTATAGCAAAATCGACGAAATTATATTTTGTGCCTTGTATATACTCG